TCGGAGACCGACTTTGTAGTTGCCGTAGGCCTCGTAGAACCGGCGGTGGCGCAGGGCGGCGTTGCCGCTGAACACGTAGGTGTCTGCGCCCTTTTTGAGCCGCCACCATAGCTTACCCGCCCCGGCACACGATACGGCCTCCAGCCCCGCCGACAGACGCCCCAGGCGGACCATCCCGACCGTCTCGTCCTCGGCCATCACCTGGACGCAGGGCCGCAGGTCCAGGGTGCCCGGCAGGACCCAGTCGTCCTCGAGATGGAGCCAGTAGTCGGCGCGGGCCAAGGCCCCTCTCATCCCTAGGTTCATCGATCGCCCCACACCTTCCTGGTTGGCATCGGTGTGTTCGACCGAGTAGCTTGGGCCGATCTCGTCCAACAGCCGCCTGACGTAGTCGGGACCACTGCCATCGTCGGCGATGTGGAAGCCGATGTTGGGGTAGTCGACCCGTTCACGGACCGACTTGATCGTCTCCAACGCCAGTTCAAGGCGCCGGTAGGTGAAGATCGTGGCGATGACGGGCGGCCAGTCATCCACGGCGATGATCCGACCGAAGAAGTCGCCGCGCCCTGCTCCAGTCGCGGACCACCACGCACCACCAGCCGGTGTCATCACACGGTGGCATCCCCTTGACGATCGCTGTCATGATCTTCATGCGGCGTTGGTCTCGGAGCCACCGGCACCACGGCACCGAAACGCATGAGCGCCGGTGCCAATCTGTCAACAGTTCCATCTCGGTGCGGATCGCTCCTAGCACACTGTCGACTAGAGTCATCGGGGGCCATTCATCCATTCAGGCTCTCCGTCGGTGTTCCTTTGCACTCCGGACACGGGATAGGCCGCACCATCCCCATCACTACGGCCATGCTGCTCCCAAGAGGCATTGCCAGCCATGCCGTCCAGGGTTCCTGTTCTTCGGTGTTAGCCACCTGTCCGCATCCCTCACACTTCTGACAAACATCTTTGGTTGTCATTCAGTCTCCTTCCTCTCGTCGGCGTGGCCCTTGAAGACCGCCGACCAGCCCGCCTTGTAGAGCGGCGGCGTCTCGCCCCACATCGCGTCGCACGCCTGACGCACTCCGGGGTAATGCTGCGGCGCCGTCCTGCCGTCGTAGTCATGGACGAACATGAGGCCGCAATGGTCGCGCCAAGCGTACACGTCCGCGATTACGCTGTCGAAGCTGTGGTCGGCGTCCACGATCACCAGGTCTACGGCGCCCCATAGCCAGCCCTTACCGCCGAGCGTCGAATCCGTAAGACGGGACCGATACCTGCGCCCATGGTCGAAGTCGATCTTGGCGTTCTTGAACACCTCCCACTCCCACGCCAACGCCTGGGGGTCGATGTCGTACGACCACAGCGTGATGTGGTCGCGGGCGGCCATGACGGCCAAGCCCATCGTGCCGGAGCCGGCGCCGAGTTGGACCACGACGGGGTTCGGTGGGAGTGTGCCGATGGCCTCAGTGAGCAGGTCCAGGTCGGCGCGGCAGCACATCTGCCTGGACGAGGCCAACCCGTACGCCGCCTTGAGGTACTCGTTCATCCCTCCACCCTCCACACAGTCCGGCTGGCGGGGCGCCCCGTCACGGGGAAGGTGGCAATGGGCTTGACCTGCTTCGCGCCAGCGCCTAAGAGCATACCCTCGATGTCCTGGTCTGTCCTGAGGAACTCGGGACCAGGGCCATCACCTGACAGTTGATTTTCGAAGAAGAAGACACCCGCCTGGCCAATGATTTCGGTAAGTAGATTAACCGCCTTGTGGTAGCCGTAGTCCTTGACGATATAGGACCACGTCGAGAACATGATGACCACGTCTCGGCTGTATAGACGATGCACGTCGAGAATGTCGCTCTTGATGAAACGGACGCCCCCAAGTGGGAACCCCTCCCACAGACGACGGGCAATGTCGACACTATCCTCCCCGGTTCTAAATCCCCCACGGTCAACGCCAAGAACAGCCATGTCTTCCGAGGCAGCTAGCGCGCAAAAGTCGCCCTGAAAGCAGCCAAGGTCCACGAACGTTTTGCCCGACAGCGGCAGCGTGAGGTTGGTCGTCGCGCCCAGGCTGTCCAGCACACAACGCCACCGCCGGGCGACCCGTGGGGTGTCGAACTGGCCGTTGGGTCCCACCGTGCCCTCGATGTGCTGCATCAACAGATTCGAGTCCGAATATGGCGACTTCTGCGGGGCCACGTCGCCGATGAAGTGGGAGTCCTGCCAGTCGATCACCCAGGGCCGATCGGCGCGGGTGATCACGTTGGTCCCCCGTAGGTCGCCGTGCCGGAGGCCGTGGGCGCGGATGGTCGCCAGCATGCGGACGCAGTTCCGCCGCCAGGCCTCCATGTCCTGGGGAGGCTCGTGGACGCCCACGTCGGACTGCCACATCACGTCCTCGTCGATATCCAACAGGTCCGGCGTGTACCCGCTGTCCGTCATGGCGTCCAGCATGGCGGCCTCGTTGTGAATGGCGGTGAGATTGAGGCCGTAGAGGTCCACGCCCTGCATGTCCGCGTGTTGGGTGTCGCGCTCATGCAGGGCCCTCTTCTTGATGGTGTAGTGTCCGTTATCGAGATACCGTTCGACCGCCATGCCCTGGTGGCCGCCGATCAGCCCCAGGGGCCGGTCATCCATACCGATGGGCCTGTTGTCCATGTCGGTGGTCATATCTGAATCGCCTCAACGGTTGCCCTATCGTCTTCGCGCATGATGAAGTGGGGGCATATATAGTCAGCCAGAGCCACCCAACAATCGGCACATGGGCCAGTGTGGCCCGCATGCCGTTGTGATAGGTGGTCACACCGCCCGCACGCGAACCCGTCGAAGGGATTTGGAATAGCCGCGCGCAGTTCCTCCAAGAATTCGTCGCCCACCGCGCGGTCGTCACTCATCACGCCCCCTGTTCGGTCATGTCCGTCTCACCTTCCGTACGAACATCCTCAAGACTGCCTCGATGTATTCGATCTCATCGACAGTCAGGTCCGTCGGGTTCCGCCTATCACCGAAACTCAGTTGCGCCTGGCAACCGCCCCGGCGTGGATCGTCTTCACTCGTTTCGGACCAGATGGCTAAGACGAACGGTGTCCGCACGACCTCCTCGGGTAGATGTTCAGTCCGAAGGCTGGCATCGTCGGGGCCGAATAGGTCCATGTAGTCATCGGGCCAATCCGGCACCGGCAGCATTGTCACCCGGTCGGGCTCTCGGTCCACGTCGGCTTCTGCCATAGCTCCGTCACCTTGCTCCTGATTGGTCCATGCACGCCCCCGAACTTGGACCCGCGGATCCGTGAGTACGTCTGGTCATGCCGCCGGTACCAGTAGGGTGGCGTGGCTGACTTTACATGAATCAAAGTCCCCGCCTCGGGATGAGCCAACAGGATGGACAGCAGCATGGTGTCGCAGGGCCCCACCGCGGATTCGACCGGGAACCCGCCCGACGAGCGCCACATCGCCTTGTGAACCATGGCGGCGTTGCATGCTAGCGCCTGCTGCGGGCCGTCGCTGTACTGTACGTCCACCCAGTAGTAGCCGGGCCGCTTTCCGCTGGCCTCATAGGCGGCCACGCAATCCTCTAGGCAGTGGGGCTCGAGGCGGTCGTCTGAGCCCATCATAAAGACGAGATCGTTGGCGGCCAGCGCGACTCCAAAGTTGAAGCTGTGGGCAACGCCCGAAAGCCATGGCGTCTGCCAGACCCGAAGGGCCAGCTGGCGCCCCGGAGAATCTAAGGTATAGCATTCCATGCTAGGCGGCTCAGGATGGTCTCTGCCAATGTCCCACGGAGCGAATATCTCCGGCAGCGTTTTGTAATCAAGCCCGGCTTGGTCGTCGATAAGCAAGATTTCATCCGGCATGTGGGTCTGGGCCCGCACGCTGAGGATGGCCTCATTGAGGTACTTGCGGTAGATGGGGTCGGGGCCGACCGGGATGACGACGGTGATCATAGGAAGTCCTCGTGCATAAGGGGCTTTTGCATGTCCTCCAGGAAGCGGTTGAGATGATCTCCACGGCAGAACATCGGGCACCGGGCCCAGTTGACCACGTTGTCTGCGCGCCGCGCCAGGATTGTTGCCAGCGAGTCCGAATGCAGATCACCGAGGTGGGCCTCCGGCTGCTGACGAGTATGGCAGCACCAAGTGACCTGCCCGTTAGCCTTGATCACACTGACCCACCACCCGAACCCACACGTCGTGTATGGCCGCTCACGCTCATGGAAGCGACTATAGGCCAGGGCCCCCATGACCTCGAACGTCTCCGTGTTGAAGACCCGTCGCAGTGCGTCTATGTCGACCGGCGTTCGGTCACCAAGGAAGGGCCGGAAATACAGATAGTCCACCCCAAAGTCTCGGACAGTCCGGCACGCATCTGCGAGCCCTTCAATAGTGACGGGGCCCGTCAGGTAGGCTACTCCCAGGGTGGGGCTCTGCGCGCCCCGGCTCCTGCGCCTTTCGACGAGGGCCCGTATCCCATCAACTGCGCGCTGAAATCCATCCATGCCATGGGTCAGCTCATACATTGCGGCGTCACTGGCGTCAAGCGAACAGCGCACCCATGTGCAATGCTCCATGACCGCCTCGACCAACGCCGGACGGTTACCGAACATCATGGCGTTGGTAACCAGTCCCGTCGCAAGGCCATGGGCCGATGCGGCGCAGATCAGATCGGCCAAGTCGGGATGCAGGGTTGGCTCACCCCCGCCCGTGAAGACGACTGACCGCACCCCTAGACCGGCAGCCTCCTCGAGGAGCTTCCTGACCATGTCTGTCTCCAGCATGGCGTTCGCCTCTCCCCTACCACCAGCGCATCCGGGGCACAAGTTGTTACACGCATCCGTCAAATCGATATCCAGCGTGAGGGGCATGATCGGCTCCCCCTGTGCATAGGCGCGAAGCCGTTCGGGGTGACGAAGTGCCTTGTTGTTATAGAAGGTCAGCGTGCCGCTCATGTCTCCATGCTCTCCCTGATCAACTCTGCCATCCGAGCGACATCTAGCCAGTGGTCTGGCGCCCCCGACGTGTAAAGGCCCTCGGGTGGATCCATGATTGCATCCGCCGTCGTCGGCGCGTGCAGGAACATGACGCGTGACCGCCCAGCCACGGTGTAGGGGACTTCCTCAGGGGCCAGTAAATCCTCATGGACCTTCTCGCCGTGCCGGTGCCCGATGGTGTCGTACTTGACTTTGGGGTTACCTGCCACCCTCGCGCACGCCTTGGCGACTGTCTCCATGTCCGTGGCCGCGATGCGCGGCACCAGAATGGTCCCGCCGTGGGTCTGGTCGAGTGCCCTGAACACAAGATCGACCGCCTCCTCGACCGATAGCCAGAAGCGCGTCATGTCGGGGTTTGTCAACGTGATGCGCCCCTCCTTGGCCTGCCGGAGGAAGAAGGGTATGACCGACCCGGTCGAGCCGATGACGTTGCCGTAGCGGACGGACGTGAACCTGGTGTCGGTGATGCCGTCGGCCTCCTGGAACAGCCGCTCCATCACCCGCTTGGTCAGGCCGTAGACGTTGATGGCACGGCACGCCTTGTCGGTCGATATGCCCACCACGCGCTCAACACGGGCCCGCATGGCCGCTGTGGCGACGTTCTGGCTGCCAGTGACGTTGACCAGGACGGCCTGGCCGACCTGGGTCTCGGCCTGGGGGACGTACTTGAAGGCGGCGGCGTGGATGACCATGTCGTGGCCCATGATGGCGGTGGTCAGGTGGTCCAGATCACGCACGTCGCCCAGGATGAAGTTGTGCTCGGGGAACTCGGCACGGACCGGGGCCTGTTTGCCCTCGTCGCGCGAGTAGATGGTGAAACGCCAATCGGGGTGGCGGGTACGGGCATCACGGAGAATGGCCCTGCCGAGGAAGCCCGCACCGCCTGTGACGAAGATGTTGGCCATGCCGACTACCTCCTGGCCGTAGCCGCGCCCGGTGATGGTTCAGAAGGGCAGGGTGCGAACGCCCAGGCGACGCCCTCGGGCCCATGAAGCCCTTACCCTGCCCCCGGCGCTGGCCGACATGCCCAACGGCCAGCGCCAATGTGGTTCCGGTTAGGTCTGCCAGTCGCTGAAGTGCGAGGGTCCGGCCCTGGAAGTCTCGCCGCCATCGACGAAGTAGTTGTCGTCCGGGAACGGGTCGCGGGTGTGCTGCAACGGGGCGTAGCGGACATTGGTGATACGTCCGGCCAGTTGCGGCGTGCGGAGGATGACCCGCGGCTCGATCTTGGAAATCCACTGGACGCACCAGTTGAGCGGCGGCTTGCTGTGCCACAGGTACCGGCCGCCATCGGTCCAGAACCAGGCGCCGAGGCGTCCGTCTTGGACCGCCTGGATGGCCCCCTGGGTGTAGTCCAGGTACTCCATGTAGGTCGACGCGTAGCCACCGGCCACCGTCAACGGGATGAAGTATATGTCCGACGCGAACTGGCCTGCCTCGATGTTGGCGTTGTCCGCGTCCGATTCCTCCGTGATGCCGTCGTCGGTGACCACCGGGACCTGGTTGCCGTCGATCAGCAGGAACATGCCACTGCGCATCTGGTCCCGCAGCTTGATCATCTCAGTGGCGTCGACGTTGGCGCGGGCCTGAGTGTCGTCGGGGCGGAAGCCGCACCGCCAAGTGAAGTAGGCGCAAGGCCAGATGGCGGTCAACTCGTAGAAAAGCTCCTGGCGCATCGTGATGACCCACGTCGCGGGGTTGAGGTTCATCCGGTCCGCGTTGTGCCGGAGGAACCGGTACAGGTACGTGACGGTCTCGACGATGTCGGCGCCCGCCGACAGGTCGTCGACCAGGCCGTAGTTGAAGTCCTTGATGTCCGAGTCCAACGACGGGCACGCGATGTTGGTGATCGCGTCGACCTTGTTGGTCCCGATCAGGATGTCCAATCCCGGAAACTCCTTGAAGCCGCCGCCCGCGCTGTTGTTGGCCGGGTTGCCCCGGTACAACTGGCGGATAAGCTGGTTCTGGAAGCTGATGCCCACGGACTGCATGGCGTTTTGGACCTCGCGCTGGAGGCTGAAATTGCCAGGCAGATTCTGCTGGAGAACGCCGCCCTCCTGGGATAGCAACGGCTCGTTGATCATGCGCAGGTCCAGGAGTTCGCCGCGGTCGGTCTGCTGGCCGATGCGGTCGATCTCCAGCTCCTTGGTCAGGAACGAGTAGCGCCCGAAGGCGGCGGTCTGGAGACACGACTTGGCCAGGCCTGCGGTCTCGGGGTCGTCGCAGACGCCGTCGGCGACAGTCCCGGTCTCGCCCAGGAAGCCCGTCAGGTAGGCGAACAGTGGGTCCGTGCGCATGCTGCCGCGTGCCGGCAGCATGCCGATCAGGCCACGTGGCTGGACGCGGGTCGAGATTACGTCGCGCTCAAGGCCCGACACCCCGAAGATACCGCCGGGGCCGGACGTGTAGTTGGTGGTGGGCGTGCCGGTGGGCGTGGTGTGCTTCCAGCCAAGCTGGTACAGGTCCTCGGCAGCCTTCCAGCGGCTCTGCCCACCAGCCTTGGCCAGGATATCGGCTAGCTGGCTGGCGACCTTGTCGGCAATCGACTGTTCAGTGAGTGTGGGGGGCATCGCGTCGGACCTCCGTCCTGTGTGTTTGCGGTGTCGGCGGGATTATACCAGCCCTATGAGCCGGTGGGAATACCTGCCCTCTCGGCCACTTCATCGGCCACCGCGGAGAAGATGTCGAACTTGGGCATGCCGTCCTTCTCCGCGTCGCCCTTTTCGACGACGTTGTCCGCGTCTTGGCTAGGGCGCTTGGCCGCGATGCTGCCCACGCGGGACGCGAACTGGTCGGAAATCTTGTCGTCGTCCGACTTCTCCAGGGCCTTGAGCCGTGCGTCCAAGGCCGTCTGGTTATCGGCGACGACTGTGATCGCCGCAGCCATGTCCGTCATGGCCTTCGACTCGGTGATCGCCTTGACCGCGGCAGCGGCCAAGGCATCCACGCCCTCAATGGGCTTGGGATCGCCCGTCTTGTTGTCGTCCGCCTTGGGGTCTGCGGCTGACTTGGATTCGACCCCGGCGACCTGGAGCGCCGCGTCACGCTTGGCGGTGTCGGCCTCCAGCTCGGCAGCCCGCTCCTCGCCTAGCTTGCCGGCGATGAATGGCCGCTTGCTCTCGGGGATGCCGTTGGTCTCTGCCATCGCCTTTGCCTCCTCCTGGATGACGGCCAGGGCCGTATAGGGGTTGGATGCCACCTTCAAGGGCAGCGCCGAGAACTCGAACGACCTATAGTGGCTGATGATACTTCGATCGCCCTCATCCGTCAAATACTTGAACCCGTGGGATACGCCCAGGTCGGGGTCCGCGGCCAGGCGGTCGGCCACATCCTCGTATCCCTTGTCCACGGTACCGCTCACGACCATGAAGCCGTTGACGTATTCGGCCCAGTCCACCACGCCCCACTTGGTGCCTGGCTGATGCCATAGCCAGGCCTCCATCGCGGGACCGCCGTCTGCGTTTTTGTAGTCCGCACCGTCCAGGGCCGCCACGAACTCACGGTGGGCCGCCTCGGGGATGATCTCCCTGTCACGGTCGCGGTACCGGTTCGACATCAGGGCCACGAAGCGCAGGCTGTCGTCCACATCCTTGTACAGCGTCAAGCCGCTGTCGTATGTCAGCGCATCATCGACTGTCTGAGTGGACTCCTTCGATTGCATCTTGAGCAGGACCGTGGTGATGGCATCCTTGAGCGCCTTGGGTCCGGTGACCAGGATCTCAAACCAGCCGGCGGTGGCCTTGACGCCATCGAGGCGCTCCCGCAGATTGTCCTTCTGGTCGTCCGTGCCGCCGGTGCGCCCGATCGCGCGACCTATCCGGCTGACAGCCTGTGACTTCTGGTCGGACGACAGGCTGACGCGATTGCCGCGGGAGCCGCCGGGCTGCATCGCCGTGATGGCCCTGGCCACCTGTGCGACGGTGATCTTGCCCGCGCCCCCCTCGGCCAGGCGTAGCTGCCACGTCGAGGGCTTGTCCGCATCTGGGACGACGGCGAAGTCCGACGCGGGGTATTCGACGCCGCTCTCCGTCTTGGTCTCCTGTTTGGACTCGACGGCGGCCTCACGCTCGCCCACGATGATGACCTCAAGCGGGTCGGCATTGGCGAAGCGATCAACCCGTTCGCGCCACAGGTTCGACACCCCGTTGGGGACGATGGGATCCGGGTAGCTTTCGACCACCGCACATGCGGCGGGCGCGATGAACCACTGGCAGTTCGAGCAGGCCTTGCTGGCGTCGCCGCCCACAGGGTCGTACTCGGCGGTCCGCTGGTCGATCTGACGGGTCAGGAAGTCCCAGTATTCGGGCTGCAAAGCGTCCATGATCTTCTCGCCGGTGGCCTTGGCCTCCCCGATCATCACTGCCTTGATGGCGGCATTGGCGACGGCGAAGGCGCTGGACTCACACGCGGCGATCTCGCCACCGTCCGACCGGCAGTCCTGAAAGCGCGCGTTCCAAGCGCCGACCCACTGCTGGCGCTTCTCGAGGCTCAGGCCCTCGACGTTACTGGGTAGGTCTGGGTCTGACGCACCGGTGAATGGCATATCATCTCCTGACGGGCCGGTCTAGCCGGGGAGGGGCAAGGGGCACGGGCCACCCAAACCGCTACAGGAGGGATTCCCCGCGCCGGGCATTCCAGCCCGGCGCAACCCTCCGAACATGACCCCTGTTGCCTACAGCTAGACCAGCTTACGCCCAATTGGTAGCGGGGGTAGGAGTCGAACCTGACCACAGAGGGCGTATGAGACCCCCTCGCCCCACGGCATGCCCCGCGTCGTTACCGGCGAGTGTGCCAGCAGTCTGCGTGTTGACCGAGTGCCTAGCCCTCCAGGGTGTACTTCGCGCTATTCAGTTGTGAACAGTCCCTATGGAATACGCTACCGCGCAAACTTCCGGACCGAAGCCCGCACTCGCCGGTCCAGGTCATTTTGCACTCGTTGTTCGAGGTCGTCAACCCCACGCCAGCCCGCGGTCTGGAAAGCCTTGACCTGGGGGCTGCCCTGGACGAAGCGGTTATACGGCGCGATGTTGGCGTTCGACCCGATGATACCGACGATCGCGCCGGGGCGCCGGGTGACGCTGTGGGACCAGGACCGCTTCAACGTGCCGGTGCGGACGTACCCGGTCTTGTTCAGCGACTGCGGCGGATACACCGCAATCCATCGCTGGCCATTGGCGACCACCGTGCGCACGTCGTTGGTCAAGTCGCTGATGAGGACCGTGGTGTCCCTGATGGCCCGCCGTGGGCGGATGACGCGGATGCGTATCCTGGCCATGAGGGCTATTGTAGGGCTATCTGGCTAACGAGGTTGCTCGTGCTATCAACGACCCAGAGCGAACGTCCATCAATCGCTCCCCCACGCGTGGCGCCGAGTGCCATGCCGAACTGACGCAATAAAAGCCCGGTCCGAGGGGCGAGTACTTGGGCACGTGCAGGGCCTAGCACGACATTAAATAGAACACGCCCATCCCATGCTAGGCCGGTTGGTGTGACTGGCGTGGGGATAGTCCGTAAGATGGTCCCATCGCGTGGATCGCATTCGCTTATCGTGAGCGTCCCACCTTCCGACACCCATATACTCCGGCCATCGAACTCCAGTCCATTAGGAAACGCCGCCGGGCTGCCCCATGAGCGCATGACGGCGCCGTTCCTGGGATCAAGTTGATAGACAGTAGCCGTGTCTATAGATATATGCCACAGGCTACGTCCATCCCATGCGAGATCGCGCGGCTGCGCTGCTGGCGCTGGGAAGGAGCGTAATATTGTCCCGTTCCGTGGGTTGATCTGATAAATCTGCGCCGTTGCGTTCGAGGCCACCCATATGGCTTGGCCGTCAAACGTCAACCCCGTCGGCGTGGCCGCAGGCGCAGCGAACGACCGAAGTATATCCCCAAGTGCCATCGCCTATACCTCGTTAGCGGCCAAGGGTCTCGCCCCCAGGCCCTACTGGCAACCGCGCGCACCGGCAGTTATGTACAATGACACCGGCAGCCTGGTACAATGACGTGTTCGTCTGGAGGTCGTAGACATGACCCGCATACTCACGCCGTGTGACCGCGATTATCTGACTCAGGCCTACCGGGAAGGCGCAACGATCCAGGACCTGCGCCAGCGATTCCCCATCTCCCAAACCCAGTTCTACCGCATCCTCCGGGAGGCCCACGTCGTTGTGCGCGGCTCCCGCAAGGAGGTGGACGCTGCCGCGCTCGTGTCCCGGTACCGGGCCGGTGAGTCCGAACTCGCGCTGGGTCTTGCCTTCGATGTGTCTCGCACCCTGGTGCGCAAGCGCCTGAGCGAGGCTGGCGTTGTCCCACGCGGTCGGTCTGAGGCCAACCTGCAACGTATGGGCCAGTTGACCCCACAGGGCCGTAAGGACCTCACCGCATCGGCTAATAACGCGATGCGGGGCCGCAAAGCCACGCCGGGCGAACAGACCCAGCACGCGGCCACCTACCAGGACAGCCTGGGGTACAGCACGCCCGATGAGATGGCCCTCATGGAGTGGTTGGAGGCTAGAGGCGCCACATGCACAGCGCAACTCGCCGTCGGAGCCTACAACGTCGATGTCGCCGTGCATGCCCCGTCCATCGCCGTGGAACTCCGTAGTCGTAACGCCTACCCGTCTAACCACCGAGAGCGAAGCGAATATCTCTTCGATCAGGGGTGGGCGATCTGCTACGTCTTTGCCTCCAAGCGCGACTTCCCCCTCACCGAAGGAGCCGCTGATTACATCGCTGCCTGGGCGCAAGAACTCAGCCGCGACCCATCCGTCAGGGGTCAGTATCGGGTGATTCGGGGTAACGGTAAGCCGCTGGCCTCCATGGAGCGCCAGTTCTAGCACCGAACCTTCGTACCACGCCCGGTAGGCCCGTTCCACGCCCGTTGCGCAAACCCGCGTTCCGGGCAGCACACAGCCGATATGAGTTCCCGTCACGGGCCGTGGCCCGGCGTTGATCGGGAACCGCTGACCATCCAGGGGGCGGCAGATGTCGTCGACGCGGGCGTCCCGCGCGGTCTGCCACTCCTCCTCGTTGATCCCCCCTGCCTCGTGGGCCATCAGGTTCCCACCATCGAAGATCTTGGTCGCCTCCGTTATCGCTATGCGGCGTGCTCTGACCCGTCCGAAAGTCGGCTCGATCGCCTTGACCAGGTCGGGGAAGCCCCGGCTGCCAAGGCCGCCCTGCTGCCAGCTAGCGACCGCATCCCGTAGCTGTGCCCGGCTCGTGCCCTCCAGGGCGGCCCACCACTCGTTGGTGTAGGTGCCGGTGAAGGTCAGGACCTGCTGGTTGACCAGTTCAAGGTCGACCCCAACACCGACGGCGATGTTGGCGTCGATGGCCTCCAGGGCACCGCGGCGGGCGAAGGGCGTCATGGTGACGATTGCGTCCTCGCGGAAGTCCCGCCAGAACACCTCGTCCCCGATGATGTCGTCAGGGGTCTGTTTATGGCCCAGGCGCAACGCGGTAAACCGCCCCCGCTTCGCCGCCTCGACGCCCTCCAGGCCCATGATCGTACGGGCACGGCGCATGGCGCGGGCCAGTACGTCATCCATCGCTGCTGCGATCTCCTCCTCGAGGGCGACCCGCTCGGCCTCGGCAAAGTCAGCGACCTGAGCGTATCGTACACGGGGCGCCTTCTTGCCGTTGGGCTTCTTGCGCCTGCGCCTGCGTCGCATCAGGTGTGAGGCCTTGACCAGCGCCACGGGACTGACGGCCTTGTTTTCGACCGGCTCGACATCCTGGGCGGTCACGTTCGACGTGAGATCGCCGGTCTCGGACAGGCGGTCGAACGTCTCCTCGTCGATGTAGCCGTCGTCCAGCAGTATCTGGCGGCCAGCCTGTGGGTCCAACGTGGCGGACCGTATCAGCGCCTCCAACGTGTCGGCGACGATCTTCCCAAGCTCGGCCTCCTCCAGGTCCGCCTCAACGTCCTGCTCGTCGTAGCTGAACGTGACGTTTTGGGGAATGAGGCCGTGGAAGTTGAAGGTGTACTCCAGCAGCTTCATCCAGAAGCCCGGTCCTTTGCCCCGCGACTTCAAGTGCAGGACCAACGCCTCGGTTGACGACCCGATGCCCCGGCCAGGCAGCGGCGCGAATTCCTGGTAGTCCACGCCAAATCCCAGGGCGAGTTGGTTGATGTACCACCGCATGGAGTCGTCCAGGTTGAACGAATCGGGCAGCGACTTGAGGTCGATGGTCTCCTTGGACACGGTGGCCGACGGGTCGATGGACCCAATGATCAGGGGGATGATGAAGCGCATCATGCCCTTGGCGGCCTGGGTGTCCTTGTGTGTCTGCATGGCGTCGCTGATCTGCTTCGACCCGACGCCCGACACGATGTGGATTTGATTGGGGTTGTTGCCGCTGACCTTCTCCCGCTGGTACACCCCGATGTCCCGCAGGTACTGCGCGGCCCGCAGGACCCGTGACACCGCGCATAACTGCATCCCGCGCATCGTCTCGACCGGCGACGGCAGCTCGGCCACGGCTACCACCTGGTGGCGCTTCAGCCGATGGAAGCGACCCAGCACGTCCTGATAGATGACCGGGGTCTCGGCGTTGCCTGTGCGGACGCAGCGGCCCGCGTCGAGGTGAGCGATACCGATGACCGGCGCGTCTACCTCGTCCCGCTCACGGATGACCTCGATGAAGCCGCCGTTGTCCTGGGTCATCACGTCGACGGACAGCTTGGACGAGAACGACTGCCAGCCGGCGCCCAGGTCGGCCATCGCCAGCATGTCCTGGATGGCCTCGACGGTGCGCTCAGGTCCGTCCAGGGTCCATGAGAAGGCGGCGTTGCGGATGGCCAGCGAGTAGACGGCGGATGCCAGGATGGGCTCGGTGGGCCAGAAGTTCCGCAGTTGCCTGTCACGCTTGACCGGGTCCCTGCCCCAGGGCTCGAACTCATCGGCGGCGGTGGCCAGGCCCAGGACCAGGGCGTCAAGCTGGACACCGTAGTCGCCCTCGTTGGGTTCGGGCTGATAGCGGACCGACTGGACTACGGCCTGGTCTTGCTGCTCTAGGGTCACGCCCTATCTCCAGAAGCGGACTAGGGCACTGAAGGTGAATATGTCGGTGCCGTCCGTGCCGGTCGCGACGACCCGCAGCCGGAACATGTCGCCCACCACGAGGCCAGTGAAGGTCTCACGCACCACCGTGGCGACCGATAAGTCGCTGTAGACCAGGGAGGCGAACAGGCCCTGGGCGTGGTGGGCCCAGTCGATGCCGCCGTTGTTGCTGAACTCGGCGAAGAATTCGATGTCGGTCGGCGCGTTGGCGGACAGGATCGTAAGCTCGACCGAGAAGTTCCGGTAGGTAGAGCAGTCGATGGCTTCGGCCACGTCGCCGTCGTCCTGGCTGTTGACCTCGGTGGGGTCCGCATTCAGGACCTGGGCGGTGAAAAGCTGGACGTTGGCCGGGTCGGGGTGATCGTAGGTCATCACCCGGCCATGCTCGTCAACCCGGACTATCAGGTATTCCTCGGTCGGGTTCCCGTCTGCGTCCTCACGCTGCCCCCATATGAGCACGGAGGTGTCCTTGACACGTAAGGTCGCGCCCTTGGTGCGTCCCTCGACTCCCATAGCGGCTACCTCCTACACGGTGACCAAGTCGCCGCGGCTGATCAACTCGGTGGCGATCGCGTTCAGTTCGCCATTGGTGAACGTCAGGCCGATGCGCTTCAACTCGACCCGCAGGGTGGCGGCCGTCCACTCCTGGCCTCTGCGATGGGGGCTGGCCAAGATGCCCAGGACGAGATCGGCGCTGTTCTTGAGTTCGGTGGCGGGGCTGACCTTGAAGGGCATCGCGGCCTCCTGTCGACTTGTCGGTCAGGGGGCATTATAGAACGGCCCTCGTGGGGCGTCTAGTCGGAGACCGTTTGCGTCTAGCGGCTTTACGTCGCGCCCGCTTCTTCTCGACCGGGGCCCACTCCATCAGCCACGGCACACACCAGGCGCACCGCAGCAGCTCGCGGGGTCGCTCGCGGCACACGCAGGCTACGCCGTGCTGACAGCCGGTGCAACGGTGGCCATGTACCAGGTGTCTGCTGAAGGACCATCGGGGGATGTTGGCGCTCAGCCCGTGCAAGAGCGGGCGCAGCAGGCCGTCGTTCCACGCGATATAGCCCGGCGTCACACCGCACCCACAAAGGCCACGTGGGCGCACCCATCGATGATGAACGCGGCCCCGCCGTCCGATTCGTACACGTTGCCGAGGCCGCCCAGGTAGATGCGGCAGGCGGTCGACTGAATATGACCGCCCGGATAGACGTAGCCGCGGCGCTTTTCCCTCGCGGTGATCTCCCGGTACATGACGACCCGCGGGCAGGCGGGACACCAGCCCTGAACGGGATGGGTTACAGAGTCGGTCCGTGGGCAGCCGGTCATCGTGACAGTGCTGGTGAAGTGACAGAGCATCGGGCGCAAAGGCCACCTTCCATCGTCTGTGGGCGAGAGGCTATGCCGCACAGATTGCAGCGAAGACGTAGATGCGCTCGGCGCTTTGCCTTCTTGGCAAAGGCAGCAGGCCCACGCTTTATTCGCGCAGCATGATTGTCGCGATGGGATTTACTCATGGTGGCTACACGTCACAGTATCAGCCTCAGGCACTCGGCGGTGGCCATTGACAGCGCCACGGCCAGGTCGATCTTACGGGTCTCGGACTTCTTGACGATGCGCAGCCGGGTGTCCTCCGACGCCGCAACCTTCTTGTTGGCGTTGACCAGATGCTCCCGCACCTCAGGCCACGCGCCGTCATGCCGCAGGCGGCGCTGGACGATCATCTGGTATAGCTGCCCATCGGCCACCAGCCGTTCCTGCTGCTGCCCAAACTTGCGGGTCCAGGCGACCTCGTCCTGCTGAAGCCGTGTCGCCATGTCGTGTAGCTGGTAGTCGTCGTAGGCGATCTGGACCACGTTATGGCCCGCGCAGAAGGTCCTGATCATCCGCTCGACCTCGCCGAAGTTGACCGGCTGGCCCTTGGACGGCTGCCACATGTTGGCCGATCGCAGCAGCACACCGCCCTCCTCCTCGAAGCCACCGGGCCGGTCAGGGTCCCGACTGACGACCACGACGGCGAAGCAGTCGCCGGTGACACCCGCGTCCAAGGCCATCACCAGGGGCGTGTTGTCGCCAAGCTCCAGCGGTATCGGCGGTCCCTTGCAGGCGTCCCACCAGGTGATGTCGATGAACGACGACTCCGCGCTGGCCCACTTGTTGTCGTGCAGCCTGGTGTAGTTGGACGGGGTCTGTGACGCGGCCTCGTTGGCGTAGTAGGCGTTGCCGTGCGGTCCCTGCTGCCACGGCTGCCGGTGCGCCTCAGGACCGCTGTCCCAGTAGGCGAACATGCTGGCCGCCTCGTTGACCCAACATGGCACCAGACTGTCGGGGTTGGGCGCCTCGGCAAAGGCCGTCAGGTCCCCAAGCTCGCCCGCAGTTAGCTGGCGCCCCTGGAGCACGGTCTGCTCGTACAGCCCATACAGTAGCTCGGACTCGCCCTCCCATCCAGCATAGGTCTCGACCAGGCGGATGCTGTCAGGGCGGGTGGGCGACGGGGCCATCTCGGACCAGAAGCGCAGGTCGTCCTTGTGGATGAAGCCCCATAGCTCCGTCCAGACCGACAGGATGGGATTGCCACCGGCCTCGCCGCGGTAGTCCTTAGCCACGGCCTTGACGATCGTGCCGGTGGCGATGCACTCGGCCCGCTTGACCCCATGCAGTTGCCAGACGCCGGGCAGACGCTGGCGGTCCTTGTAGTAGCCAGGGGTCTGCTCGACCGCGATCGTCATCTTGCGGAAGCCGCGCTCCTGGGCTTGGTCGGCATCGTTGCCCACACACAGTATCTCGCCGTACTGCCCCCAGGTCTCGGCGGCCCACTTGATGACCACGCCCGACACCGTGGTCTTCCCGGACTTCTTGGGCTCACTCCACAGGACCAGACGGAAGGGCAGACGCCCGTTTTCACGGCGCCCGAGACAGTACCGCAGGACCGCCGCCTGGTGGGGGGCGAACTGGATGGGCTCGCCGGTGTCCTCGAGGCGGAAGTTGCCCTGTCCCTGTGCCCAGTAGACGGGGTCGCGGCGCCCAAGTTCGGCCTCGACCGCCCCCAGGTCTATCTCAGCCGATGACGCCACCAACCCCGTCGATGATGTTGCCGTTGGCTTCGGCGATGCGCTTGAGGTGGAGGAGGTCTTCGATGGGGAGTTTGGAGTAGTCAACGCTAACACGCTCCTGTATCGTCAGGGGCCGCTCAGGGTCGCCGAGTTCGCGGTCGAGTCCGAACAGGGCGCGCTGGTCCTTGATGATGGCGCGGGCCTCGGCGACCGCTCCGATGTTCGGGTTGGTCTGAGTGGCCTTCGGCCAGATTGCGGCGAGGAGGCGTTCGAGCCGCGTGTTGGCCAGCATGCGCTGCTGGTCGGACTGGCACGTCAGGTCCCCGGCAAGCTCATCGAGGGCCTCGTGCCAGTCCGTGTTCACCGTGGTGTGGCTGACCACGACGGGCCGTGTGGGGTCACGGGCTAGGACCTCGGCGATGTCGCGGTCCGTACCGCCCGCCATCTTGAGTCGGAGGACGCGGTGGCGCCGTTCTTGCTGTGAAACGCGCTTGGCAATCGTGGTGTCCGTCGATGGCAACTCTCGGGCTCCTGGCACCTCTGGGCTGGCGGCCTCATGGCGGTGAGAGGTAGCCGCCAGAGCATACCGTACTTGCCACTACCCTAGCAACTCGGCGTTGCCGCCCGTATAGGCCTCCCACCGTTGGATGATGACATCGCAGTACCGGGGCTCGATCTCGACGGCATAGCAGGTGCGGTCCGTACGTTCGCAGGCGATGAGGGTCGAGCCAGAGCCGATGTAGGGGTCGCAGATGGCATCGCCAGCGGCGCTGAAGTCTCGGAGGATGGCCTCCAAGACCGCGACAGGCTTCTGCGTTGGGTGTACACGGTCGGCGAGTTCCACATCGCGGGAGCCCGCCCTGACCATGCCTGACCACATATGGCGATAGAGGCGGTAACGACCTGGGAAGGAGGTCCAGGCTAACTCAAAGTCCGAAAATGTATGCGCGCCCATCGCCTTGTCCCAACACAGCCACGCGGTACCCTCCAATAAGCGGTGGGCGAAATATGCGCCGCCAAAGATCACTTGGTTCCTTCCTAGCGTTAGGAGCGCGGTCGGGTCGAAGTGTTTATCATCGCCCGTAACTGGCAAGTATGCGCGTGGTTGCGGTCCTGGGCCAGGGCCACGCAGACTACCGAGTCCCGTCTGACCAATATTCTTTACGATACCGATACCGTACGGCGGGTCCGTCAGGGTCAGGGCGATGTCGGTGTCGCCGATGAGGTCGCCGACGTCCGCGGCATCACCACAGTAAAGGCGATGGCGCCCTAATTGCCATGTCTGTCCTGTTTGGGCGATCGCCTTATAGCCTTCGCCTGCGATCTTCTGTATCCCGCGCGCTGTGGCCTCCTCGTCCTTTTCAAGAAGGTCGCCCAACAGGAGTGGTGTGTGATCGCGTACCCCTTCGAGAAGGCGCATGATGGTCTCGTCCTCCGAGACGATAGTGTCGGCCAAGGCTTCGAAGGCAGGATGGTCGGTGATCGCCATCGCCGCCAGCGGGTCGTAGGTGGCCAGGAAGACCCGTTGTTCCTCCTCGGTCAGGTCTACAACCGCAACCGGGATGTCGTCGTCAGCCCCGATCTCGGCCCGTAAGTGACCATCCATCAGCAGGAGCCCATCGGGCGTCTCGACCACCTTCAGCTCGTCGACATAGCCAAGACGGTCCAGGACTGCGGTCGTGGCGGCCCGCTGGTCGGGTGGGTGGGTACGCCAGTTGGCCGGGTTGGGCAGCAGATCACGGCCCTTGACGATGCGGTGGTCGACGATGCGGTTGCGGCGTGATGTGGTCTTCAGTGTCCATTCCTTTCGCCGTGGCGTGGACGCAGTACCGCGACCTCGGTGCGGACGCTGAAGGCCAGTAACTTGACGGGCTTGCCGGTGGCGTCTGCGACCATCTGCGCTGCTGGTCGCAGGGCCTCGACGCGCTGCATGTCGGCCCCGATGAGCGGCATCGCAATCGGGTGGACCACGCCGATCACGCCCTCGTCATCGGGTCCGGTGTCCTCCTGGATGTACGCCCACAGGCGGTCTATCTTGGGCATGTCATCACCTCCAGGACCGCTGCGTCAGTGGTTGGGCTCATCAGGCATCCCCGCTTGCTTCGCCACCGCACGGAGAGCGGCCAGCAGGAAGTCTGGCGGACGATCTTGTGGCCTAGACGCAATGAACTCTCCAGCCAAGGCCTCTATGACAACCATGTACTGCATCTCCAGCAGCGCCTCCAGCCCCAGCGCCTTCGGGACGCAGCCAGAGCCGTTGCACTTGTCATGCCCCTTGTGGCTACCGCCTTCCTGCCAGGATGCTGGCTTACCAGGTTCACCGAACCAAGGTGGGCACTCCTCGCTGGCCCACGGGAAGGCGAGGCCGGTGCCATCACAAGACCTACATGAGCCAAACACTGAGGGGGAACCTTTATCCAGCCCTTTGATGCACCCAGGGTCAGGGCACGGCTGCTCTGCCAGCCAAGTGCATATCTGCTCGACGGTGGTGGAGTCGATGATTGGGGTCATATCGGGCGCTCGTGTTTGCATTTGCAACACCTTTTACAACTGAACCAATGCCACGGAGTCCTGCCTTGCCAACAGTGAGTATGGTTAGACATCAGTCACCTCCAGTCCCGCAACGTCGCAGATCAGCTCCAGCTCCTTGACTCGGATTTCGAGGGCGGAGGGCATGGGGGCTTTCTTACCCTCAAATGCTGGTTCCCAGTTCCAATAGTAAGCCCGAAGATTCTTGAAAACCCTATCCGCCTGTCCATATGTCAGCCCCGCCAGCCCGTCCGCCAAGTCGCCGGCGCAGACCTGCCAACCTTGCTTATCGGGGCAAAGGCATGAACGCATGAGATGTCGGCACTTACACACCTGCCGGAACTCGGGGAACATGGCGACTTCGCCGGTGCCTTGGCAGCCCAGGTCACAGACGGCCCCTAAGCTGATACAGGTGCCCTCGCACTCCGGGCACGCCTTCATCGCCTCGGCCAACGTGGCTTGCAGAGTGGCTAGGCGCTGTTTCAGGTCTGTTTCGATGGTCATAGTGAGTCCACCAGCATCATGCAGAAGTTGGCCACGTCGATAGCTTCCTTCTTGGCGTTTTCTTGTTCTGACGTGGCCCAGAACCGTGTTTTGAGAGGAGTGAAGGCTTCCTTCAACTCCGCTAATTCTTGGTCGATGCGCTCAAGGATTTCGTCGTACTCCATGTCCTGCCAGCCACCCTTCCAGTCGTTCTGGACGAGGACGGTTTCCATCATCACGGCAAAGCCGATGACTTCGGGGCGCAGGGTGGCCAGGCGGGCTGTGAGGTCAGTCTGGGTCATGGCTGCACGTCCCCCATACAGTCACTACAGACCAGTGTAAAGACCGCGCCGTCACGACACTTGGCGCAGAAGCCTAGGCGGCTCCCATCGGGACTCCCACCAGACAGGTCATCAACGTAACCGGCACCGCAGCACTCTGATGACCAAACACGGTTATCTTCTGGGTGCTTGCACTCTATGTCATTCATGGCCTGCATCAGTATCTCCTTCCCGGTCACGTCCGTGTCGACGGCGGGTAGAGCGCCACCTCATCCGCCGATCGCCTGTGTGAACCCGGCTACCCACCAAGGGGCCGTTGACGATCCCGCCATCAACACCTGTGTGATGCTGGTCACAATGTACCCCACGACTGCGATCTCCACGAGCCTGTCTACGCGTTTAGTCATCCTGGTTGACCCCCTTACCTGGTTGTTCCCTGTCGTATCGACGCTAGGTGCGCCAGGGCATCCCGGTCGGCGCGCCCTCCTGCCGCGCTGATCGCTTCGTCCTGGCCCTTTGGGCATCCCTCCTTGCATGGCAGCCGGGCCACGAAGACCTCGTCGCTGCCGTTGCTGAGCTCCGCCGTCGTCTGGCCACAGTCCTGAGTCCCTAGGGTCGTGCGGGTACATGGACTTAGACAAGGTGGCCCCGTTTGCGTGCCATTTCCATGACCTCATGGCTTGCCTGCCTCCAACCTTCATTGGTGCCATCATGGAACACCACGCCATCCGCTATTGCACGTAGCTTTTCAGGCAACAGGCACCCATATTGCACGATCAAATAGAGCGGCTTGTCCAGGACGATGATCACAGCTAACTCTATTAGAGCCTTGGGGTCATCGCGGTATCCGTCGGTAAATAGGACAATACCCACCTGAGACCCGTCCACATGATCAAATAAGCCATCGAGGTGGCCAGTCATCAGGCCCCCTTGCTGACCTGGTAGACGATACTGGCCATGACGCCGTAGCCGATGTCATGCAACGCCACCGCGACCCCGTCGCGCTCGACGACACCACCACCAACCAGGACCTTAAAGTCCGCGGGAGTCAGCATCAGGCGCCTGGGCTGTCGCTCAGGTCGATGCCAGGGCCATAGACTGCGCTTATTCACGGGACTCCTTTCCATTGACGATGTCGACTGCGGCGCGCCGGGCCGCCAGGTAGTCCTTGACGGCCTGGACGCGTGCGGGGTCGGGTAACGGTTGGTCGCGCAGTCGCGACGCCCGGCGCCAGGTCGAGTTCACATCGCGCTGCACAGGTCTCGGCACCATCCGCCAATGGGGGCGGCACATCAGAACGTGGTGCGGCAGCGGCTTGGTGCAATCATCCACGGCGCAGGCGTGATCGGCCCTGTCTGTCATGGTGCTGGCGCCTGGTCCAGCAGGACCGGTTCACCAATGTCGACTGCGATCTCGGTGTCGAAGCCCAGGTGGACCATCATCTTGTACTCCGGTTCCTTTAGCACCCCGAGACATAGTCCGACACGGCCATCGATCAACCGGACCAGGTCGACCTTGCCATCCCACGTAAAGTGGCAGTTGCAGGCACAGGGACCATCGGTGACGCCCCCGCAGGACGCGTGATCGCGCCTAGCACAGGCCATCGATTTGATCGGGCGCCCAAAGCGTTGATTCCAGTTAAAGGCCCGGCGCTCCACATCGGTCCACGGCCTCGTCCTGATTTGGGCGCGCTGACTCATACGTTCCCCCTCCATCAAGCCACTCTACGCCCGCGGTCAGACTAGCCGCCAGACACTTTAGTCCTATCGGCGTGGTCCGTTCGTACTAAACCGGGTAGTCGGTCCCGGACTACCTGCATCAGGATGGTTTTGGGCTCGTCGTTGCCCATCGCCTCCCGCACCATTCTGGCCTCGTCGCCAGTCAGGTGGATGACCAAATCGTTAACATCGTCGCCGACGATCTGGACCGTCCGACTGTGACCTTCCGACCAGGTGATGCGGCCGGCACGTTGCAATATGTGCATCCAGTAGTTGACAACCGAAGTGGACGAGAGACCGAGGGCCTGCTGCATTTCGCGGACAGTTGGCGGGTATCCGTGTTCTTGGGTGTAGTGCCTGATGAAATCCACCATCGGCTGGTACCTGGCTAATGTGTCAACCTGCATAATGCCCTCCTGGGGGCGCGGTAAACCGCGTCGCCCGTAGCCGCCGTCAACCTGGGGCGGCGGACGGAAACTCCTTCAGCGCCCACAGCGCGTCCGACAGCCGCCCCTGCTGGCCTGGCGTCGGCCCAGCGTCTTGCTTCACGAACAGCGGCACGTCAGCGGCCACGCACTGGTCGCGGATGTCCTCGACCCAGGCGGGGTCCATCGGGCGGTGCTTCGGGCCGCTTTCTCCGCCGACTATCGTCCAGTCGATCGGTGCCAGCCGTTGGCCGTGCTTCCCGCTCAGAACATGCGTCGGCATCGTGCAGGCATAGGTCGGTTCAAAGAACGGCGTCAAGTCCACCGGCTTCAGCAGAGGCTCGATGCTCAGGAACCGGACCGCCGCGGGGGTCTCCAAGAGCAACGGGATGCGTCGGTCCGCCCAATGCTGATTCTCGACCGAGACGCCGAGCCAGACATTGGGAAGTGGCCACAGGCCGCTATTGATTGCCGTCCGTGGCACCACGGGGGAAGCACCGCCGTCGTCGCCCTTGTGCTGCTGCGCCCAATCGAACCATTCCTTCATGCGGTCAGGGCGTTTGGTCAAAACTTGGAAGGTGTGCCGCTCTGCGACAGCCATTGTGACAAAGATTCGCCCAATAAAGTCGAAGGGCACCTCTTCATGGAATAAATCACCCATGGAGCAGGTGAAGATCATCCTTGGTTTGCGCCACCGCAACGGTTGGAAAACGCGTTTCATGTGTAACTGGACCTCAGAGACTCCTGGCAGGAACGCTGGCCCGCGCTTGAATCGGAGCGTCACGGCCTCGGCGTAGCAGTGGGCACAGCCAGGGCTCACCTTCGTGCAGCCCGTTACGGGGTTCCACGTGTAGTCGGTCCAGGAGATCGTGGTCTTATTCATGGCGCTTCTCGCCACTCGCCAGGCCTCAACCACACCCGCGCCTCGTAGTCGTCGCCCGGCCCGACCAGGTGGACCACCTCCATGACTATCCATATGGCCCCGGCGACAATGACCGTTTCATCCGCCCGTGGCAACGCCCCGATACGAGAGATTTGTATTAGTAAATTGCTGTCCGGCGGTTCGATCACGCGGAATGCGGCAGGGGAGACGGCAAGGGAGGTGGCGTTGTAGAACGACACCTTCATGGCTCCATGTCCTGCCAACAACCGGTGTGGACCATCGTCCTGTAGGCCGGACACTGCGGACCATCGGGGTACTCGCGAGCGACCGTGACCGTCTCGTTGGGGTCCACGCCACCGCACAGCCAGCAACGGCCCTTGGTATCGATCACGTCACCTGGGTTCTCGACGTAGATGTAGACCCTTGGGTCGGTCTGGCCCAGTGTGACGTGTTCGCCAGTGCTGCAAACCTGGACGAAGTCCGTCAGATTCACGGCCACTCGTACCGCTGCCCCGCACAGGCATCGGCGGCGCTCATCGGTCACTCTATCCTCCCAAAGGCGTGGACCCACACCTGTCGGTCCGGCCTCCAGCCTGCCCGCTTGTAGATATTCAGCCATACCCGCACGAACGCATCGGGCGACTCGCAGCCCTCGTACCACCACAGGTAATCCCTGACCCAGGACAGCGGTCGCTCGTGGACCCCGACCAGGACGAAGCGGCAGTCGAAGGCCACGAAGGTCTGGCCTTCCTCGCCCAGGCGCTTAGACCTGGATGTCACCCGCTTCTGCCCCCTCTGCATCGCCTCTTTGAAGTAGGGCTGGAACGGTATCCGCACGTCGGTGCTGAGTTCCTTCATGTCCCCCACACCAGGACGATGCCGATGATTAGGAGCACCGTGCCCAGGACGAGCAGCGCCTTGATCGGTGGCGTTATCATTGCCCCCCGTCGGCATTGCCAGCCCTGGCGGCGGCCTGTTCGGCCAACTGGCGGTTGTCCTCGTCCTCATAAGCCTGGGCAACCGCGAGGTAACGCTTTACATCGGGATCGGAATCGTCGATAGGCCAGACCACCTTCCAATAGATGCCGTGGTCGATGTTGATCAGGAGGTGGCGCATCTCGGGAAAATGGCCTGCCTCAAGGTCACATTGGCCATTGTCCTCTAGCCACTCTGTGCAATCCTGCTCGTCGGTCATCTCAGCCCTCCCCTAACGCCACCGCATGTATGCGCCGCGCGTGGCACACCGCGACCGCCAACGCGTCGGCCTGGTCACCCTGGATGACCTGGTTGGGATCCCCCATGATGGCCGCGACGCTCCGGGCGACCTGATCCTTGGACGAGCTACCGTAGGACGTGACGGCCTGTCGTATCTCCGATGGTGTGTAGAACTGCGTAGCGACCTTGGCCCGTTTGGCGGCGATGGTGACCGCGCCCCAAACCCTGGCCAGGGCGATGGCCGTCTTCATGTTGCGGCCCACGTAGGCGGACTCGACACAGACGATGTCGGGGCGCATGGCGCTGATGACGGCCTCCATGCCCTCGAACATCGTCAGCAGCCGATCATCGATGTTGTCGTTGTGGGACCCACGCAGCACACCGGACTGCGGTCCCATGTATTGGCCGTCCTTGAAGTCGAAGAAGCCCCAACCGGTGGCGACCGTCGAGGGATCAACGCCTAGGATTCGCATGGCATCCCCGCCTGCTTCGCCACCGCGCGGAGAGCGGCTAGGCGGGCTGTGGGGTCAGCCTGAGTCTGCATCAGCGTCTCCCTCATAAATCCACTGCCTGGCTATCTCACATAGAGCAACGAATACAGCGTCCTTGTCCTGTTCTAGTTGCCCTAGCTCCACATATGGCACAAGGTCTGGGTGCGTCTTACTCTCTCGGTCGTATTTATCCCCGTACACCCAACCCATTGCGTAGTACGCTTGCATCCAACTGCCATGTAATTCTTCTGGCGAACTAGACCTTTGTGGGCCACATTGCCGGACTATCACGTTCAAGAACTGTTGTTGGAAAGGTATCTCCCGCTCGGTCCAGGGAACGGGAACAATTGGAGCTAGGCTCGCAATAGCCGCTATCCTTGCCCCGTTGTAAACAAACTCGGCGCGTCTCTCATTTAGTGCTGTCATCGGCGTCTCCTTCCCCTGTGCGGGGCGGGTCGGCAAGGGCGGCCTCCCAGTTCTGAATCATGAAGCTATCCCGACTACCTTCCATCGGCCCGTTGCGGTATAGGTGTCGGATAGTGTCCTTGCCTAGCGTCTTCAGCCGTTCGTTCTCGGCTTTCAAAAGCTCATTCTCCCTGAGAATCCGCACCCGCTCACTCTCAGTCGCCATCACAATATCTCCCCTGTCCGGTAGCTTGGCAGGTTGAGGCCAAACGCCGCCACCAGCGCCCGATCCTGGAGCCGGTCCCGCAGCCGCGGCGCCACCCGCGCCAGTTCGATATTGGTCGTGATGATGGTCCCCATCTTCTCCCGGTAGCGGTAGTCCAGGACCCTGTATATCTGCTCGTCGGCCCACGACACCTCGGCGCCGCGGCGCCGCTGATACTCGGCGCCCAGGTCGTCCAGCAGCAACAGCGGGACCTCACGGTACAGCGTCAGCGTCGTCTCAAAGCCACCCTCATCGATGCCCTGTCGCAAGGCTGCTAGGAAGTCCGGGCAGTTGACGTACTTGCCCGGCGGCCCGTCATCGGGGTGGTCAATGCGCCAGTTCAGGATGGCAGTCGCCAGGTGTGTCTTCCCCCAACCCAGGGACCCCGCCAGGACGAACCAGGGCAGCAGGGTGGCGCCTGCGGCGTAGGCCTGGGCCGCGCGGACCACTCCATCCCACTGGGCCTCCTGGCTGACATTCTTTGCCCTGGATGGTCCCAGGACGTCGAATGTCAGCGCCCGCATGCCCGGTGTCAACTCGGTAAAAGCTGCCAGCCGTTCGGCGCTGATGGCCGGTTGGCACGCACAGGTGATCACTTGACCGAATCGCGGGTCAGCGACTTCGACATCAAGCGTGTACCAGCCGTGGTCACCGCAGTCCGCGCAGTCAGGCCCGGTCTGAGCGATTGTCCCATCCCTCGGCTCGGCCGCCGCTGGTAACTTGGCTCGTATCGCCCGTAGGGTCTCGCCCATCGACCGGAACCCGTCCCGGCTTGTCATATCCCTGGTTCAACCTCCGCTGGAAGGCGCCCGCCATAGTCCGGTAGCCTTTCAGTGTCTTGTCGCTAGTTGCCGCCAGCCCGATGGCCGACGCCTCTAGCTCGTCGAGCGTCCATCCCTTCTCGTTGACCCACGCTAGCAGACTGTCGATGTGGGGCTCCCCCTTGGCAGCCCAGCCATCAATGGACCGTAGAGTCCGCAGCCATGTGGTATCCGTGCCACTATGTACTAATGGTTCTTCTGATGTTTGAGTGATGGTTCTTAATGGTTGGGGGGTCACAGCTAAGTCCTCCTTTTGACCCGGCAGGTCCCCCTTTTGACCGTGGGTGTCAGGGTTTAGGTCCCGTGGTGTCAGGGTTTCTGAAATGTCCTCCTTTATAAAGGGGGACTTCTTGACACCCTTTTCGAGACGTAGTCTATATTCGGTCGCGCGGCCTCTACCACCGCCGAGGAACGCCACTGCCTCAATTAGACCAATCTCCCGGAGATCATGTAAAAGCCGTCTAACCTGACGTTCGCCATAGCCCGTTTTATGGGCTAGACGATCAACGCCAGGGAAGCATCGGCTGCCGTCGTCATGGGCAAAGTCAGCCAGTGCCATCAGGACCCATGCCTGATTGAACGGCAGTTGTAGCCCCCACACCACCGCCATCTGTAGGACTGACATCGGCAGGGTCCTCCTGGACCGCATCGGCGTTTGTAGGCCCACCACGGTCGGTGGGGTCATCTCGCGGCACAACAAAGGGCCGGTTGCCTAATCTCGGCTGACCGGTCTTCCTGGCGCACCTGTTACGATGAGCCACGGCCAGCCGAGGAAGACAACCGGCCATGTGAGCAAAACGCTCAGGGCTACTGTACCACAGCCGCCTCATCGGCGTCACCCTTGACATCGGTAGTCTCCTCCTCAGTTGGTTCCGTCTCGAGCTCCTGGATGACCCCGTCGTCAGCACCGTCACCCTCTCCCCAAAAGCCGACGAGCGTTGCGACATAGCCAGATACGTTCTTGGGCGTGAAGGTCATGTCGCTGATCTTCTTCACATTGAGGCAGCCAAGGATGTCGGTTTGGTTGTGGCCCGCCCATCGCGAGTTGACGTAGACCATGAAGTCGCCGCCATTCTTGATGCCCTTTACATCCTTGACACCGGCGGCGGCCTGCTGGGGTGAGCGTGTCTCGATCTGACCGTCCTGGTCGTATGCCCTGTCGGGTCCGGTCACAGGAGCCTCTTCGGGCTTGTTGCACCAACCTCCGTCGTCCGCCTTGTGAGCGGGGCTGCGCATGTTCTTGGACTGGAAGTACGGGACCCCGTGCTTCTCACAGGTGCCGTAGTCGCCGTGGGCGACCACCACGCCCTCCATCTCTGCTGCGGGGGTGGGCTCATAGCCCGCAAGGGTGACGACCCAGGCGAACTTGTGGCGAGCTGCCTTGGCGACTGCCCAGGTCTCAGCGGCGGACATGGCCGCGCGATGCTTGGCGAAGCCTTCCTTGCTCTGGGTCGGATACTCATCCATGCCGCAGGTCATCTCGCCGCTGGCGATCTCTCGCCCATTCTGCACGATGATGGCGCGCGCCTTGTAGCCTGCTATCTTTCGCCCATCGTTGGTCAAGGGCTCGCCGTTGATGTCAATGGGCTTAGTCCACTCAATGAGCGGGTCTACCTCGTGCAGGGCCAGCACCGTCTCCCATGCCTCGGCGACAAGGTGCTTCTTGATGCCGAACATCTGGAACAGGCCCTTCGATTCCACGACCTTGCTCAATTCGGTGGCGCGGCGACTGGCCCAGGCGATGATGTCCTCTGGCTCACGCTCGGCTAGGACTGCTGGCTGCCCCACCTCTTCGCGGACTGCCAGCGTCCGGTCCTGATCAGTCATCGTGTCCTCCTATTTGTCCTTGAGCAATTCAGCGTGGACCCACTTCCGCAATTCCTCGGCCGCTTTCGTGGGGTCTTCGCCGTCCTCAATCTCAGCAGTGGCTTCTTGGCGCTTGCTTTCGAAGTTGCCCAAGTTCACCGTGCGGTTGTACGTGATGGTCGTGATCTTCATCGTCCCCTCCTATCGTCGGGTGATTGCACCCACAGCCGCCTTGCAGGCCGCGAGCGCCTCGGGCGGGAGTGCCCATAGGCCCAGCATGCCCCTGCACGGTATGGGCTGCCTGAGGGACACCACATGCTCAAGTGCCCATGCGTACCGATCTGACCCAAAGTCGCCGAAGTCCCGTTCGGGCGGCGCCACGAAATGAAGTGACGATGTCGGCTTGGTCCACGCGATACGGGCGATGCAGAGAATGACGCCGAGGGGGAACTCCTCGGGGGGGCGGCCCATCGCAGCCAAGAAGGGCTCAGTCTGGGAAAGGCGTTGCGCATTATGGGGGAACTTCTTCGCCGCATGGATGGCAACCAACCCCCGATAGCCCGTGTCCCAACTACGCGTTTCGTAGCGTTTCTGCCCGAGGTCCACAAGGGTCGCCCACGGCTGGGTGAGTGTAAGGCCTCTGATTTCCAGCGTCACGACCTCCTATCCCCTGGGGGCTTCCTGTTTTTCCACTACAGCCCGTCGCTTGGGTTCCCTGGTGAAGTTGATGTCCTTGGGGTCGGTCGGCGGGGTCGTCAGGACAATGTACTGGACCGGCTCGTCGCCGTCCTCGTCTATCCACGTGTATCGGTGCTTGGCGCCGTCGTCGCCAGGGAGGACATCCAACGCCCTGTCCTTGGCCGCCTCGATCTGTTTGATGACCGCCCTGGCATCGGGTCCCTTGAGGGCCAGGTCGTGCCAGTCCTTCATCAGCGCCCCGACCTCGGCTGACTGTGCCTCGTCGGATAGCCCCATCTGTTGATCAGTCTGTACGCCGCCGCGGCTCCTAGATGTCACGCCGTCACCTCCTGGGTGAACAGTTCCACTAGGACCTTGGGCGCGATGCCCAATGCCTCGGCCAATTTCCGCACCGTCGTGGGCCGTGGCCGTTTGACGGGCGGGTCCTTTTCCAGATCGCCTATCGTGTTGATGTCGACCCCCGCCGCGTCGGCCAGCTCGCGCTGTGTCAGCGCGGCCTCCAACCGTTTGACCTTTAGTATGCTCACGGGCTAGCACCTCCTGGGTACTTAGGATAGTATGGGCCACGGCCTATGTCAACGGGACTATAATCCTAACCAGATCGGGCCCCTGGGTGGTTGCCATGCCTGCATTATAGGTATAAGATAGGTATATGGTCAAGTGGGCGCGTAGCCCAAACCCCAAGCACCCAGGAGGTACACCGTGGCCATCAAGGACAGGATTCTTAATATCGCCCAGGGCAACCCAGGTGCGTTGAGAGTCTTAGTGGACATGGCGCAGCAAGGAGCGAATGACGCGTTGCTTGATCTTGAGCGTGCTGGCGTTCATGGGGGGCAAGTCTGGTTAATCTTCAAAGATGGCTGCGGGCAAGACCTGGCAGCTACCATTGAGGCCTGCGCTGATGTCCCGGCATTCCTCCAGGGTCAATCTGAGCGCTTCCGTTCTGAATGGGATTCTTACGCCTAAATCCCTCCATCACGGTGAGCTAACTATCGGAGGGCCGACATGGCGATCTGCATGAAGATGGGCGCGGGCCACATCCACGAGGCCGCCTGTGACGAGGCGGTGGCCAATGGGCGCACCACGACGGTCGTGGCAGTCCGCATGCCGGACGAACAGGCCAGGGCGGTTAGGAGCCTGATCGAGAACAGCCCGCGCGGCTACGCTTCGGTCAGCGAGTTCATCAATCACCTGATCGCCACCCAGGCACTACGCAGGCGCGGCACCCAGTTGCGGAGAAGGGAAGAGGGATATGACACCACTGGCACGGAAGCTGACAGACCTGGGACAGGCGGCGGATCTCAGCGACCAGGATCTGATTGAGGCCATCAGGTGGTTCGCAGTGCGCGGTATCGGCTTCACGGTCTCGACCGCGTACGACAGCGACGGCGACATCACGGGCTACTACATCAAGCGGGACTGAGGGAGAGAGGCACACGGTGGCTGATCAGCAGGACGGGGTCACACTGGGGTACGCGAGGTCAAAAGGCCTCTACCACGTCGACGAGATTCGTGGGCACTCGCCGGTGGCTGTCTACCGGCGCAGCACGGGCGTGCCTGACGGGGGGGATTCCTCTGCGGTCGTCCAGGTCGAGACCGTCACGGTCCATGTGGGTGACTGGCTGACAGAGCGTGAGGCAGAGGCGCTGGCTGGGCAGACACATCTCACCGTCAGGCCATACCGCCTGGACGCCTGACACACAAACGCCCGGCGAAGGCTGCAACATCAAAGCCGATCGTCGGGCGTCCGTGCCGAGATAAGGAACAAGAGGAGACTATACCACCATGGGCGAGGCGGTCAAGCAAGGGAGGAGACGATGACAGGACAGACGACGGAAATGGCATTGCGGTCGCGGTTGGTCGAGGCCAGGATTGCGGCCAAGAAGACCCAAGTGCAGGCTGCCGCCCACCTGGGGCGTCCCCAGTCCTACATATCGAAGCTGGAGACTGGCGACCTGCAACGGGCACCCTTCATAGCCGTGGTGCAGCTGGCGGGCATCTACGGGGTGCCGCTGACACATTTTGCGGAGGTTGTGACATGACTGACTTGCGAGCATTTCTGCATCGGCAGATCGAGGCCTTCCTGGACTTCGAGTTTGGGACGGCGACACAGAATGCGACGCCACGTGGCGTCAGGCATGCCGTCTGGACACCGGCACACACCGATCGCCTGGTAGCCCACCTGGCAGGGAATTGGGAGATGGTAGAAGTCGCGGAGCCCAAGGTACACGGCGACAAGAGGCATGGCTTTGAGCCCACCGGCCTAGCTACACATCGCGCGGGCTGCGCGTACTGCCCCGCCAAGTTCGACTGCACCTGCGACAACCCCGGCCAGCGTCACATGTGTCCGCGGTGCGACGATGCGGCGGAGGAATCGAAGCGCGGCGGCGCCTTTATGGCCAGCCATATCCGGGCTATGGCCAAGGCGCGCTCCCACACAGGCCCCGACGAGGAGACGCCCGATGCCCTATAACCCGACGCGGGCCGTGGCCGCCGTCCTGGACCGCGCCCTCGCGGAGGTCAACGCGGTCCCCTACGCCGTGACAGCCAGGTGGGTCTTCTATCGCCTGCTACAGGCTGGCATCCTGGACAAGAAGGGCGACTACAAGCGCCTCCTGTCCTACCTGTCGAAGGCCCGGAAGCAATGGTATGGCGGGTGGCGACCCGACACACTGACCGACGATAGCCGGGCCGCGCTGGTCAACGGGGGCGGCTACCGGGACGGCCAACGGTGGGCGCGGGTCCTCGCGGAGGAATCGCGGTGCGTCCTGGATCGGTGGCCCTCGCAGGACGTGTACGTGGAGATATGGTTCGAGGCCGCGGCGATGACCGCCCAATTCGAGTACTACGCGGACCCCAACATTAGCCTGCTCGCGTTCCACGGGGACATTAGCATTCCCGCCAAGTGGGACGCGGCCCTGCGCCTGGTGGAACGGTGGCGACAGATGCGGACGCCCATCCAAGTCATGTACTACGGGGACCTCGACCCGAAGGGTATGCAAATCCCCGAATCGGCCGAGCGGGACGTACGTCAAATGATGGTCGACGCATTGTTCCAGGGGGGATCCCTGCTGACATCGGGCGAGCGCGAGGTTGAATGGACCGCAATGCTCGACAACTTCACTTTCGAGCGCATCGGCCTCAACGACGAGCAAATCGACCAGTACGGCATCCAGGAGAATCCGGAGCGCCCAGGCACGTACCAGTGGGAGGGCGTCCCGGACGATGCGGCTCAGGAGCTAATCGGGCTGGCCAACGAGGTGGTCGACACCGAGCGGTTCGATGTGATCAGCCACCGCGAGGATTCGGTGACGGCCCAGTTTCGCACCTACATGGAGGACTTCACAATCGACGACGAGGGAGACGAGAATGACCCTGAACGATAGCGAAAAGGAAGGCCTGGCGGCCATGGAGGACAGCGCCCTGATCGGGGCCTGGGACAGCTTCAAGGACGCCGAAGACCTCAACAAGAAGGGGCGCCAATATGTCGAATACCTGCTGCTGCGGCGCATGGAAGAGCGTGGGGCCGATGCGATCCCCGCCAAGGGACACGACATCAAGTTGACCCATCCGTACGACACCGACCCGGACCGCCTAACACCGCTGGCCGAATTGTTGGACCCCGCGACTATCGCCGCGGGCTACACACCACCCGAGCAGGTCTGGACGAACCCTAAGTGGAACATGACGGTGGTGAATAGCTGGCGCAAATACGGGACCACCATCGCCGACATCATCGACGGCGCCAAGGTACCGCAGCCCGCCCGGCTCAGCATCAAGCGGAAGGCGGTGCAGCCATGAACGGGACGGGGGCGTACAAGATTGCGGTCGCGGTCGCGGTGGTCCTCGTGGTCGCCGCCATCGCATATGGGTATGACGGCCTGCGGGCCGATGAGGCGAATGGCCCCCCTGCGGTGGCCACGTCCACGCCAGTGGCGACAACGACGGAGCCGGGGGATGGCATCTCCGTCCAAGACCTTTTTGGGACCATGACATCGCCGACCATCCTAGCAGCCAGGGGCGTCGACGTGGAGGGGATTCTGGCGGCCAATACGAAACGACTAATTCTGATTGGCAGCGGTATACGATTCCAAGTTCGGGGCGGCGACAACCCATGCCGGTACCTCTACGCCAGCAACCGCGTCGGGACCTTTGCTGGCGGTGAACTCGCCCTGACCTTCGTAGCGGGGATCTATGACGAGGAGGGCCTAGCCGCCACTGGCGAGATGCACCTATACGGCGATACCGGGCCCCATCTGTTTGAGATCGAGGATGCGGGCGGTAGCGTCATCCTGGCCGTCGCGGTGCCCCGCGGCGCCACGGTGCGTGCGGCTGTGGTCTTCCCGGAGCCTGGATTGTACAAGCTGTACGATCGACTCTACGGCCAGCCGGTCCATGTGTCGGAGATCACGGCACGACCGGTCGGCCAGCCAGGGTCGATTGCAGTCACGGAGTGGTGCCCGGCCAAGGATAGCGCGCCATGACCAAGCTTATCGCCATCACCCTCATAGTCCTGGCCTTGGCAATAGGAAGTATAGGTTCCGCGACCATACTACAGGGTTGCCGCATCCGCGACTTGGAGCAGCGCGTGACGACATTCGAGACGGTGCGCATCGAGATGGTGGCACCGCCGGAAGGAGTGAGCCCATTAGCGTACGATTAGTATCCGTTTGCTGTGAGGCCCCGCCCGTCGATGAGATCTCGGACGGTGCCGGCCGGTGCTCGCAATGCAAGGAGGGGGCCACGTTCGAGCCCGACACGTGGACGCAGGCCGATGGGGCCTGTGCCATCTGCCACGGCGAAGTAGGCCACCGCATCAATTGCCCTGAAGGCATTGCCTTCTCTAAGTACGCCTCATCTACCGAGGCCCGTGAGGACGCGCAGTACCCGAGGGAGGGCTGAGATGCCAATCAATGTTGGAATCCGGCGTGGTATCACCATGAAGTTTGGGCAGGCTTCGCAGCATCGCCAATCAAACGACCCGGAGAAGGCAGTATGCGGCAAGCTACTGAAGCACATTCGCCCTGTTAAGAGGTCTGACTACTACCGTCGCTGTCCAAAATGCTTCGACCAACAACTAGGCGGCGACTCACAGTTTTTACGGGACCTATTTGGCTGGACGCCACTACGCCCTAGGTGCCCCTGAGACGGCCTGCGGGGCGTTTGCGCTATATCGCCACTACAGAGGGTGCTGGCGCCTACAGGGCTGGCAGCAGGCTACTGCGACGGGGCCGCCTGACGGGGACTGAGGGTTCCGGCATCCACGCCGTAAATGCGGTCGAGCAGGATATCCAACTTCGTCCCCGTCCTTGCCTGCTCCTTCCCCATCGCGTCAACCTGCGCAGTCAGGTCTTTGATTGCCCTCGTGTTGTTCTGGACGCCGGACAGCAGCACGCCGCGGTCGATCACGTATGGCGCGGTAGTCTGGATTAACTCAAGTACCTCTGCGCGATCAACCCTACTCCCCGCAATGGCAAAGAAGAAGACCGCGACGGTCCCCATCGCGGTCGCCAACGCGACGAGCATGGCTAACAGGATAGCCTTCTGCCCGTTCCCCGTCGCTACCATCTAGGCCACCACCGTTGTGTCATCGGCCGTGCGCCTCCAGGCCGTGCCGTCGTCGTACACTATCACCCCCGTGCCAGCGCCCGCACCCTCCCCGATCTTGCGTCCATCGGTGGCAAACCGGACCCGCCCGGCCTGTCCTGCTGCCGGTAGATTTGTGACTGTCTGCGCCTCCACGCTGCCAGTGATCTCCGACCGCTCGCCCACCTCGAGCGCCCGGACGCGGGACACCAGGGGTGCCGTCAGGCGCTCCAAGTCCCTAGGTAACATTGGAAAGCTCCGCGGTGATCTGCTCGATGCCCCCGACAACCTCGACCGTGATGGCGATGATCTTGACGTTGCGCTCGAACGTCAGGTATCGGGCCGTCACCAGGTCGCCCAGGAAGTATTCGCGACCGTACAGCGTCCCTGGCTGCTGGAGGATGTCGAAGGCGAAGGACTCGCGGCCCTGTAGCTCCTCCAGCTTGGCAGCACCCAACGCTGCCAAGCCCGCCACCGCCGATTCCTCGTCCGCCTTGAACATCGCCTCGATGGCATTCCAGGGAGAATCCGTTGCCCCCGCGCCGGTGACGACTTCAGTCGCGCGGTTCGACTGGCTCCCCTGTCCAAGCACGATGGCCACCGTCTTCTCGTTAACCCTGTTGGTGACGAAGGACGGGGCGCCCATGTTGGCAGCACCAAGCGAGAAGATGACTGGCGTATTCCCTGCGGCATTCAGGCCCGTTATCGGATCCAGACCCGTGACGCTCCGGTCGACCCCGATCGGCGCCGCCTGTGCCCTGAACTCCCACGTTGCCAGACCGGTGTTGACAACCTGGAAGTCAACGTCCGTCGCGTCGCTGATCTCCCGTAGGACATCGATCAGACGGCGTCCCGCCCGGTCGCCGGTCCACGACCCGCCACCGCCTACGCTGGCCGGTACCGAGAAGCCCGGAAAGATGCCCGCCCTTATCCGACCATTGGCCACGGTCGACAGGATCCCACCATTCTCGTCGACATAGACCTTCATGACGGTCTCGCCGACCCCTGTCTTCGATGCCCCCGCCGAATCTGTCGGGTACGCTATCACACGACGCGCCAGCAAGTCTTCATAGGCGACGCCGATCGACCGAAAGGTGTCATCGTCCGCGTCGCTGGTTTCAAATGCAGTCGTACGGTGGAAGCCGCCGAAGTCCGTGTACTGCTGGATGACTGGACTGGCGGCCAGGTCCTGGCGACGGACCTCGACCTGGGCGTCCAGGACGAAGGCATTGATGTTGGGGTTTGACTGGTCCAGGTTTAACTCGAAGTCGCCCACGGCGTTGATGCGGGACGTGTAGCGCAGTCCGACCCAGTCGGTGATGTCGCCCACCAGGACCCCGGTCTGGTTGCGCAGGTGGACCTGATAGCGGGCCGCCACTAGCGGGGGCCCGTGAGCTTAACGCGATCAAACTGCTGGTACCTTGCGATGGCCGGCGCGGCCCCGTCGTCGTAGATGCCCATTACGAGGATGAGGTCCGCTGCTGGGATGTTGGTCTGGATGGTCGCGACCACAACGTTATCGATCAGGAACGTCACGACATCGGTACCCACCTGCCGTATCTCGAACTTGCGCCACGTGTTGTCGGGCGCCTGGCCCGTATCAACCGCCGTCTCGACGCCAGCGGCGCGGCATACCGCAAACCAGTTGGCCGCTGCAGTCCCGTCGGCGCGGAACCACACCCCGTTGGCGGGAGTGGGGCCGCCCGTCGTGGCCACCCAACCGATCTCGCGGTCAAGCGTGACGGCCACGTTGGGCGACTTGGCGCGGATGATCAGATGCCCATCGATCAGGTCAGGGCGGTGCCCCGGCTGGTTCAGTGACCCATCCCCGGCTGCGGCCCCAGTGACGCCAATCTCAACGGCCCCGCGGCCGAACGCGGGCATCGGGATAAGGTTGTAGTTACCCGCAATGGTGACCCGCCACGGGTAGTGGAGCGCACTGGCCGTGGTGGAAAGCTCGGGCCAGAACAGTTCGTCCTCGACGTAGACGAGTTCATCGGTGGGCTCCGACGGCTCGTACTGGCCGATGAACGTGCGCTCATCGCGGTAGAACGTGATGACGCCGCCGACCGTGTCGTGGACCTGCCAGAGGGGGAGATCCCACGTGACCCCGTCGTTCTGTACGAGCGCGGGCGGTACCGGCGCGGCTGCCTCGGCCCCCGCGATGCGCGTCAGGCGGACCGTCTGGAGCGCCCAGTCGGTGCGTAGGACAATGCGGTCCACCCGTGGGTTCGCGGCCGGGGTCGGGATGGCGAGCGCAATGGTGGCATCGGATTCGTACCAGATGCCGTTGACCAGCGCGCGCCCGCTCGCAATGTCGACCGGCGTGACGGGCAGCCCGCTCAGATCGAGTTCGTTCAGTTGGTTCAGGAAGACGCCCTGCGTAGCGATGACGGGGGCCCGTGTCTTCCACACGTCGGTCCATTGGTCATCCGTATAGGGGCCCGAATCACCCAGGACGGTGCCCGACCAGGGCCGGCTGCGTTCTACCATGTTGGCCTCCTAGATGCCGAAGTAGCGTGTGAAGTATCGGACCTCAACCGACGTGGAGCCCGTCGGATTGGACCCGCGCAGCCTGATGACGTTGCGCGCCGTCGGCCTTGGCTGCCCCACCACCTGGGGCGCCTCCGGGGTGGGCGCGATGTGGAACGTCCCCAGGTCCGAGTCGGTCGTCAGCGACCCCAGTAGGTTGTTGCCCAGGTCGTCCGTGATGGTCTTCTGTCCAAACGCCAGGTCGATTGTAACAGTGCGGCCCGGCCCGATGACACTCGACAACTCGATCTTCTCCCCCGTCGTGACGTTGTCGATGATGGGGTTGTCGACGGGTCCCACGATCACGATGGTGGGCAGGCTGGCCCACGTGCCTGTGTAGTCCAGGTTGGTCGACACATCGATCAGGCCCCCACCGAACTCGATGGGGAACGTGATGGGGAACACCAGCTCCGCGTCCAGCGTGAAGGCCAGTACGAGGTCGACCCGCGTCGGGTCGAACCACAATGGGTCATGGGCGATGAACCGCAGGACCTCGTCAAAGGCCCACTCGTCCCACTCGTCGACGTTGCGCGCCTCAAACCGCGGTCCATCCTGGATGAACACGTTGAGGTCCCTGACGTCCCCGTTGGCGGTCACAATGCGGAATGTGCCTGTAACGACCGCGGTGGCCGTGGCCTGCCGGTTGGGGCGCAGGTCGTTGAGAATGTCGGCCCGTCCGTCCCACCACGTGGCGCGGCTTTTGAATTGCTGGCGCTCGCGGAGTTGGATGACCCGCGGTGTCAGGTTGAAGTCCCGCACCGTCTCCCCGTCCTGGTTGGGGCCACGCTGGCTGATGTACTGGATGGGCGCGGTGCCGAAACCACTCATCGACATCACGAAGCGGCCCGTTACATGGGGTGTGACAAGCGGGTACTCGATGCCATCCGGGGTGATATACAGGATGGTGCCGGGCGGTGCGCCAGGCGCGGCGCCGTAGGTCCCGCCAGGGGGCACGATCGGCGGTGGTGGGACCGGGGGTGGGGGGGGCGCCCCGGCAATCTCTATCGAGTTGGTGAAGTTGGTCAGCCGGCGGCGGGTTACGTTGCCCCCACTGGTCCGGTTCCACACGGGCTCTATCCGACCGCCCCCGATGCCGATGCTGATATCCTGCCAAACGGCCCGTAGCTGGTCGTATGCCGCATCGTTGTAGCGCGCCGAAACGGCCCCCCACGTGGTACCACCATCGCCGGATAGGCGTGAGTAGACGCCAAGGTCCCCCTGCCACGTATCAGCCGGTATTCCTACCCACACCGCGTAGAGGTCGTCGGTCTGTTGGTCGATGGCCAGGGCGGTGAACTTGTGCTTCTGCTCGGCGGTGAAGATGTTGGTCTTCGCCGTGAACGTGGTGGAGTCCTCGCAGTCGAAGATCAGGCCATCGGCGTTAAAGAGCCCCATGTCGGTGATGAGGAAAAGCATCGTATGCCCGTCCGAGTGGCGCGGACACGCCCCGATGCTCCATGTGGTGGTGAACCGCTCCTCGACGGCGGCGATCACGGCCGATTCCGACCAGCTATTTCCGCTCCGGTCGTAGACTTTGAGAGTAACCTCTTTGGCCGAAACGTCCTGGTAGAACGCCCAAACGTCGTTATCGTCCGTCTCGTTGCCCGGCACCATAAACCCGCGGTCCACCAGGTCGCCATCGGCAGGATCAGCCGATGCCCCAAAGGTAACGCCCCCATCGGTGGATACACGAAAGCCGCGGGCCGCGCCGCCGCTATTGTGCGTCCAAAACCATATGCAGAGATTCCCACCGCGGGCCTTGACGATATCGACAAAGCTGGCACCAGTCCCGGCACCGTTCCCCCAACTCTGGCCGAATGAGGAGGCGGTGCCACCTATGTGGACCTGTCGCTCCGCGCCGAGGGAATCATCTGCGGTGTCCAGTTGGCGATAGCGGACGATGACGTTGGCGGGGACCTCGCCGCTGAAGTAGGCGATATGGATGATCGTGCCAAAGTCACCGTCTGTCTGGCGGTCATACCAGACGGCCAGCTTCGTTACCGCATTTGCCGCCGTGGTGGCGCTGAAAACCACTGGCGCGCTCCAGGTCGCCCCCCCATCTGGCGTTTTGGCGTAGACGTAGAAGAGGCTGTCCTCTTTGTAGAAGTGATAGCCCACCAGGGGCGTGATCCAGACGGTGTTCTTGAATGCCGTGGTATTGGCGGCAGCCCCGCTGGTCTGGGCATCGATGATTACATCGACCATGCTAGGTCGCCAACCGCATCATAATGGCCTCCAGGTCCAGCCGGATGGAGGCGGGGTCCTGCTGTCGTGTGTAATTGGCCGTCACGTTGAAGGTGTTGGACCGGGACATGCCCATCGGTACGACCTGGGCCTGGGCGGGCAGGTTGACCAGTTCCGGCCCGCGCTCGCCCACGACGGCCATCCCAGGCGTCCGTTGCACGCCGCCCTCGGCAAAGCCGCGGATGCCGGGCACGTCGATGCCGGTGAAGGTCTCCAGTACCGTCAGGGCCGCGGTCAGGGGGTTCATTAGCTGTAGGACGAGCCGGATGATGTTGACCACGCGCCTGACGCCTGCCTCGTATCTGTCCCAAATGATGGCCCCGGCGATCAGGGCCGCGGTGATGCCCAGGATTGTCAGGGTGATCGGCGAGAACGCCACACTGAGCAGGAAGCCCGCAACCGCCGCCGCTGTGACGCCCCCGGCAAAGAGGAAGAAGACCACCGCCAGGCCAGGCAGGACGATGCTCAATCCTATCAGCGCCACGCCCAGGCCGCCGACAACCAACGCCAAGCCGAAGACCAGCAGGGTCAGGGTGGGGAACCGCTCTGCCATAGCAGTCAGGAAGTTGATGACCGGCTCCAGCACGCGCACCAGGCTCAAGAGCGCGGGCACCAGGGACGCCCCGATCGTGATGAAAAGCTCATTGATGTTGTTGCGGGCGACGCCTATCTGGCTCGCCGCGCTGGCAAAGCGCCTCTCCTGTTCAATAACCAGGGCGGTGTTTTCCTTGAAGGCCTCGCTGGCGATGACCAGGTCGTCGCGCAATTTGGTCCCGGCACCGCTTAGGGCCAGGAAGGATCGCACCAGCCGCTGGTCCTCCAGTCCAAGTGCCCGCAGGATGAGAATGGCGTTGTCGCCAGCCTCCCCAAGGCCCTCGACGAACCGGTTGAAGGCTTCCCCGGCGTCCCGTTCAAACAGGTCTGCAAACTCCTGGGCGGATATACCGGCGGCGTCGGCGAAGACCTGGAGTTCGGCGCTGGTAAGTGCCACGGCTTCGTTCATCGCCAGCAGGACCCGCTGGACTGCCGTACCACCGGCCTCGGCCCGTATGCCGAGTTCCGACAGAGCGCCCCCGATGCCAAGGATTTGGGCATCGGTAAGTCCCACCAGGGCACCCGCAGAGGCTATCCGCAGGGCAAACGTCAAGATCTCCGACTCGGTGGTGGCCAGCTTGTTGCCAAGGTCGACGATGGTCGACCCCAGCCGGTCGAACGTATCCTGGCCACTCTGCGTGATGTTGACCAGACGGGCCAAGGCCGTCGCAGCCTCCCTGGACGCCAGGTTGGTGGTCACGCCAAGTCCGGCCATGACGCGGGTGAACTCCTCGATGGCCTCGACTTGGATGCCTAGCTGGCCCGCCGCCTCGCCCAGTCCTGAAAGCTCGACCGCAGTAATCGGTATCTCCTGGGCCATGTCACGGATGGCTTTTTCCAACTGGGCAAACTGTTCCTCCGTGGCGTCGACGGTCTTCTGCACGCCGATGAAGGCGGTCTCGAACTGGATGGCCGACCGGAGGGACAGGAAGCCAAGACCTATGAGGGGGGCCGATATGGCAGTCAAGGCCCGGCCCGCCTGACCGGCGCCCTGCGCTAGCGCCTGGGTGCTCTTGTTGGCCTGCTGGATCGACCGGTTGAACCGGCCCATGTCGCTGACAAAGCGCCCGATGCCTTCGACAACTGCCTGAACGCCAATGCGCTCGAGTGTCATCTTCGCCGTGCCCCCATGCGTCGTCCGGTCCCATTGCGGCTCGCTGGCCGCTGGCGCTTAGTCACTTCACGCGACATAGCGTCGCCCTGATGGAGTTCGATGAGTCGATGCAGCCGGTAGAAGGCGATGCCCATCACGCGCTCCTCCATTGGGAGCGCCACCCAGGCGGTCCAGGTGTAGAGGCCGAATCTAGCGGCTTGCCGCTCTTCGGCGCTCGGCACGATTCCTGGGAGCAGGGACCTGTACTGTATCCCCGTCTGCACGGCGTCCGTTGGCTGCACCTTCTGTATCGGCTGGCCGTTGACGGTAACCCTGAAAGGTGTCGAGGGCCGCCTCGACATCCACCTCCGGTGCGCCAGCGTGCGCCAGCAACCGCCGGGCGAGGTCTTCCAGATCATCGGCGGTCGTCTTGAGCAACAGCCACTGGACCAGGCGTAGCGTGGGATTGTCCGGCAGATCGAACTGTAGGACGACGGTGACGTGGGTGGCCCATTCCTCGCTGTCGTACTTTGGAATGCCATCGGGGACCTCATCGACTGTGATGCATTCCGCCGCCAGGATGCTGACGGTGCGGGTCCCCATTTGCATCGCCCACTTGGCCTTGGCCGCTTTGTAAGCAGGGTCATCCTCATTGGGTTCCTGCCGATCGCCGCGATCTGCCCGCGTGATCATGGGCGGTTTGGGTTCGTCGGCCTCGCTCTGGTCACGCAGCATGACGAGGTGCATCGGCGAGGCATCCTTGAGACTCAACTTGATGCCGTTGGTCAGAGTGAATACATCCGGGTCCATCGGCCCAACCTCCTAGCTAGGCCCTGCGCCTTTGGTGATGATGCCGTCGAGCCCGTCGTCCGCCAGACCGCCCGCATAGACCACGTTGGGGCTGTCCGGTCCCTCGCTGCACGGGGCCACGGCATTCCAGTGGTCTGCCAGCGGCAGGGCCGTATTGTCCTCAGGGGCGGTGTACCATTCCTGGCCGCCGTCGATGGTCCGTAGGATACGGCCCAGTGGGGCCGTGGTGTCGTGCGACATGTAGCCGACCACATCGTTGGCGAACTTGATGTCCCGGACCACACCGGTACCGCTGCCAGGGAAGGTTTTCTCAAACCAGGTTGCCCCACCGTCCAGGGTGTACCATAGCTGGCCGCCCGCGTCGCCGACCCACCATTCGTCCTCGGTCTTCATCCACACGGTGTTGAGGGCGACCCCAACGTTCGGGCCGGTGATCAGATTCCAGGTATCGCCCCCGTTGTCCGTGCTTACCACGGCGTTCAGGGCGCCCACGGCCACGACGTGGTTGATGTCAAAGGCATGCACGTCAACCAGGTCCTGCGCCGTCACGATGCCCGCGTCTTGGACGACCACAGCGGCTGTCGGGTCCGTAGCAAAGTAGATGAAGCCGTTCGCGCCCACTATCCACGTGTGGCGGGGTCCGCCACTCCAGATGGCCAGAGGGCCGTTGCCTGCGACGAAGCCGGTCGGCATCTCGGTCCACGCTTCGGTGCCGGCCAGCACATCGGCCAGCGGTGCGAAGTGGATGCTTTCGCTATCCTCGGAGATCACTATGACGTTGGCGCCCACGCACGCAAGCTCATCGGGGTCCTCGTCAGCCGCCAGGGTCGCAATGGTGGTCTCGCCATACGTCACTCCGGCGTCCTGCGTGAAGATCAACTCTGCGGGTAGGCCGGGGGAGCCGCCGATTGTCAGGGACAGGAACAACGCCACGTCGCAGCCACGGCTGGTAATGCCACATTCGCCGCAGGCTGCGATGTCACAGATGATGGCGTCGACGATCTCGTTGACTACCTCGGACTGGGCCTGCTCCTCGTATTGCATCCGGTAGATGCTGAACATCAGTTGGGCCGATACATCGATCTGTTCGTTGACTAGGGCGGTCTGGTCCGGCGACAGTGCCCCAAGCTCGTCGGTGGAGTACTGGCTGATATCGGCGCTGTGAAAGGCCAGGATGCGTCGCCAGCCATTCACGAAATCCTGCGGGTCCTGGCACTCGCCCATGTGGACCTGGAAGTCCGTGGCACACCGCAGCCGTACGATCTTCTCCAGGATGGACTGGGCGTCCTGAGGGTAGCGGAATTGGAAGCTGGTCCCTGGCAAGCCCTCGTCACCCCGGACCTGGCCTACGACCTGGAAGGTGCCGTAGCGTTGTGGGTCAGGGATGTGGATTGGGGTGATGTCGCCAAGCGACCAGGTGACGGCCATCGCCCTGGCAAGGCCTTCGTACGTGTAGGGATTTTCTGGACCCGGTCCGAAGACCTGCATCCAGACCCGGCTGAACGAACTCTGCTGTAGGTCGGCTGCAACCATCGCGTGCCCTCCTCGGGGTTGTGAACGCCGACATCATACCTCAAACGTAGAGGGCCGTCACTACCTGGGCGTCGACCCTATAGGTGGCCTGGAGGGCCGCCTGTACCTCGCGCATCCGGCCCCGCAGGTCGCGGCGCGTGAATAGGCGCCTGGACCATAGCTGGTTGTGGAGTGTCCGCTGTAGGTCAGGCGGTAAACCAAGCGCCGTCAGGTCAGGCGGCCCGATCGGGATACCCACCGATGGGTCGTCACAGTCCTCGGGGACGCGCACGCGCCACCAGTACCCATCGGCGTCCTCGTAGTCGCGGTCAATCAGTCGGGGTTGCGTCATTAGGCCTCATCCAGCAGTTCGGGATGGCAAAACGGACAGCCCTTTCGTCCGATCTTAGTGTGTTTGGCCCGGTAGTGATGGTATTCCCACCACTCCATAGCTTCTTGAATCACAACGACACCGCCTGGCCGACCACTACGTCACCCTGGTGCAAGAAGGACCAGGCCTCGATCGCCGCCCGTTGGGTCCCCCACGGGTTGTTGAGGTGCCGCGGACTTAGTTGGTACGACTGGCTCGCTGCCTGCGTGCTAACCCGTAACGCCAGGTCGGTGCGCTTGTCCGCAAACAAGGTCTTGACGGCGTCGCAGCTACAGACCGGTCGCGGGAGGTGGAGCAGGGATAGGTAGGCGATGTGCCGCGCCAGGTCGGGGTCCATCTCAAGCCTCGGCGCATCGGCATGGTCCAGGTCCTGGAATCCCGCGTAGTAGAAGGCCCGCAGGTTCTCGGGGATGCGGGACACCGTCGGGACGGCCGTGTCGAAGGCCTCGGTCGTGGCGTTCCACGTGGCCGCCGAGAAGTTGATGATGCTGTTCCGCAGGTCCCGCGACACGAAGCAGCCGGTCTGGACCGTGTGGGCACAGGTCACGCAGCCGGTGGTTCCACAGTCGCAGAACTGGGCCGTGGGCAGCCACATCAGCGTGACTTGGGTCTGCGGGTCGTTGAAGTGGCGGAAGACATCGACGGTCGCGTTGAAGTTGCTGGCCACATCCCCGTCGACGGCTGCCGGATTTAGGGCGGCCAGCAGGTTGGCGTCGACCAGTTGCTCGGATGCCATGACGATCGTGGCATTACCGCCCGCGATTGTGACGGACCGACGCCGAGTGAGCGGGTCGTTGAGGGGCCGTATCTCCCATTCGTCACGGCCATTCTCACCGGGGTAGTAGACCGCGATCTCCGCGGGGTCGGTCACGGTGGTCGCGACGATTACGGTGGCCGTTTCTAAGTAGCCGTCCCCGTCTTCGTCCGTGTAGGCCATGTCGGCCCCTGCCTCGATCAACGTCTTGGCCTCGATGCCGCCGGTGATGAAGTGCTTCTTTGCCAGGAACGCGGGCATGGCGAAGCCGCGGGCATCGGCCTGACCCTTGTTGATCACGTCCGGTATGCCCGGCTGGACTGTCCGTACGCGCTCGTCGACGATCCAATCCGGCACGGGTGTATAGCCAAGCTCGCGCGTCACCTGGCGCTCCGCGTGGGCGATCGCCTGAGCGATGTCCTCCCGTGCCACCTGACCCGATTCCTGCCAGGCGTACTGCTTCACCACCGCGCTACAGGACGTGTTGGGCAGGGCTGCGGTCGTGACTTGGTTGAAGTGGCGCGGATCCAGGCCGACGATCTCGGCCCAGGTATCCAGGGGGAGCAGGGTCTTGGTCCTAGCGCGCGCCATCGGCTATCTCCCGTTGCTAAAGGTCTCTGTCACTATCGGGTCAAAGGTGTACTCGTTGAGGCAATTGTCGCCGTCGCCGACTGTCTGGAGAATCCAACGCGGTGTGGACCTATGCATATAGATTATGACCCCGAAGGCCCACATGGTCGCCAGGAGACAGATCATCAGATCCTTCACGCACGACCTCCCCGCACGGCCCCGTCGATGGCCGTCGCCAGGCCCCATATCCCCAGGCCTATCACGATCTCGGGCCTGACCAGCAGGATGCCATACATCGCCCCGGCTGTCCATGCCGTCATGCACCAGACGCAGCCGAACAGCGCACCGGGCATCCGCGTTGGCCAGTTGGTCGGGTCCCCATCCTCATCATGCTCGACGCCCACGAGGGACCGCAGTCGGGTGGCCATCTCCCACGGCCCGCGCTCGAGTACCAGGAAGGCCGCCAGGCGCCAGGCGGCCAAGGCCGCCGCCACGAACTCCAACAGATTGTCCGGCGCGGTCATGCGGAAAGCTCCACATACCGACGCGCCAAGAGGATAAGCGGCCACCAGTCCTGCCGAGGGGTTGATTCTTGCACCCAGTCACCGGAGCCATCGCCTTTCAAGATTCCAGATTCATCGAAGGAGCCGATGGCCTTGCAGCCCCTGAGTTCCCACTGTGCTGCGCGGCGTTCGATAAGGTCGTCCAGCGCATCCTGACGTGTCGTCACAGACCCTGGGCCTCACGCAGGGCGGCCTCCAGGAGCGTCAATGCCGTGCTGCGCTTCTCGCCCATCTTCTCTTTCATCAGCATCATGGTCAGTTCCTCTGACGGCAGCCCTGCCTTGATCATGTCCCGCAACTCCTTGACAGTCGGATTACGGGTAGCTGCCGGGTCGCCCCCCTGGGCCGCCTGCGGTTCGGCTACCGCCGTGGCAGCCGGCTTCGCAGCGTCGGTCTCCAGGTCTGGCCCCTCGACCTGTGCCATCGGCGCGTCGTGGACCACCGGGGGCGTCTCAGGCGGCCCCACTGCCTCCAGCGGTGGTGCGGTCTGGAGCGGTCCGATGTCTTCGGCCACCACCGAGAACAGGGCTACCCCACCGTCCATGAAGGCCAGCAGCCCAGGGACATCCTTCTCGTAGACGAACTTCCGGCGATGGCCCGCGTTGTTGCCAAAGCGGTACCTGGTGCCGGTCTCCGCGCCCTTGTACTCGCGTGTGCCGGTCGACTGGCCGTGGAAGTCCACCGACTTGTAGCCCTCAGGCGCCCTGGCCGGGGCGCTGCCGCCACCGCCCACTGAGGGCGGCTTCGCGTACCGATTACCGCCCCCACCGGGGCATCCTTGACAAGCCATGAGAGTCTTCCCTCCTTCCCAATAGGGGCGCCACCGGTCAAGTATAGCGTTTTTGCCCTCGTCGAAGGTCGCCCTGTTCTGCTCGCGGCGCTTCCCCTTGGTCTTCCGGTAGGTCCACAGGGGCACCGGTATCCGCGTCCCGCAGATGCCCGCGTTGGCCAGGCGCAGATGGAAGTCCCAATCCTCCCAGTGGGTCAGGGTCGTGTCAAAGCCGCCGACCTCGCGCCAGGCATCGACCGGGTACAGGGCCGTGACCGCGTGTATCATGCCTTTGCGGAGCAGCAGCCGGGCGTCGTAGTCGGGCGGGTCGTAGACCTTGACCTCATCGCCGAAGTCATCGTACCACTGGCTGTAGATGACGCCGCCGCCGTCTTCCCAGGCCCTGACCATAACGTCGATCGCGTCGGCCTGGAGGTAGTCGTCGGCGTCCAGTGGCACGAACCACTTGACCGTCTTGTCCAGCATGGCGATCGCGCTGTTGCGTGCCGCACCGGGTCCCAATCTGTCCGGCAGGCCGTCGGCGTGGAGGACATTGGCCCACGTGTGGGGGATCTCAAGCCGTTCGCCCGTGTCGTTGACCACTATGACCTGCCAGGACCGGTAGGTCTGCGCCTCGACCGAATCCAACGCATCGATCACCAGTTCTTGGTGGCCGGGCCCGACCGGGATGATCACGCCCACCTTGGCGGGCTCCGCCGATGGCACAACCCAACTCAAACCCTCGTTGATGCTGGCCGGTGGCTTGTCCGCGACACCAAACGGTGTCAGTACCTTCCGGCGGCTCCAGGGATACCAGGCGGGATAGTCGGGCCGCGGATTGACCCGGCTCATCGACTCCTCGCGCTGACGGTACACCAACGTCGGGCGTGGGGACACCTTGGTCGCCTGAAAGCCCAGGGATACGGCGCGGGTCCAGAAGTCCGCATCCTCGCTGGTCCGCCAGCGGCGTCGGTATCCCCCGCTCCGGTCCCACACACGACGGCGGTACATGGCAGTGGACGGTATCTGGTTGCGCCCCTGTATCTGCCCCATGAAGGAGAAGGCCGTAGGCCAGCCGGATACGCCGCCGGCGCCCACGCTGGTGTCAGGGGTGGTCCCATCCTCCAGCACAAAGCGGGCGCCGCCGTACGCGATGTCGATCATCCTGTCGGAATCCAACGCAGACGACAGCCGTGCCAGTGTATTGGCGTCCACCATGTTGTCGGCATCCAGCGGCAAGATGTAGCGGCCTTGGCTCTCCCTCACGCCCTCATTGAGCGCGCCTGCCAGATACTGATTCTCGGCCAGGTGGACGGCCCTGACACGACGATCCTCCGCAGCCAGGGCGTTGGCGACCCGTTCGGTATCGTCCGTGCTGGCATCGTTGACGATGATGGCCTCCCAGTCCGACATGGACTGGGCCTGTAAGCTCTTGATAGTGTCGGGCAGATACTTTGCCAGGTTGTAACATGGGACGATGATCGAGACACGGGGCGCCGAAGATCGCTCGGCGACGGCCCCACAGACCCCTTCGTACAGGGACACGTACCGGGACATCGCCCGTTCCCAGGTGAACATCGCCAGGACCTTGCGCCGTGCCTCGGCCCCCACGGCCTCGCGGTTTTCCAGCGCCCACTGGATGCCCTCGGTCAATCCGGCATAGTCGCCCACAGGCGCCAGCCAGCCGTTGACCCGATGATCGATGATCTCGCGCTGCCCGCCCCAGTCCCAACCCACGACGGGGACGCCTGCGGCCATCGCCTCGATCGTGCCGATGCCAAAGGTCTCGCGCGTCGTACACAGGTAGACGCCTGCGTCACGGACCCATTCCCTGGCCTGCTGATATGGCAGCACGCCGGTCAGTTCCAGGTTGGCCAGCCCTTCGGCGCCATAGGTCGAGATGAAGTGGACGGCGGGGTTCATCTTGGCCAGGGTGATAATCGGGCTGGGGTCACAGATGGGGTCGACGCGAGTCTTGTTCCACAGGACGTAGCCGCCATTGGTCCCCGGCAGCCAGTCCGCCTCGTCGATCCCGTGATGCAGGACCGTAGGCTGGAGCCACATCCCGCGTCGCAAGGCCTGGGCGACCCATTCACTGGGCGCCGTCACGTGATCGGCCTGGCGTATGGCGCTGATGACCCTCCCGTTGAGTTTGTGTGGCCAGCTTGTCCAGGCATACTCCGACCAGTACAGGCCGTGGGTGTGGACGACCCACGGGATGTCGACCGGGACAGTGGTCGTGGCGACCGCGGCATGGGTGGCTACCAGGTCGGCGGCGCCCAGGTTGTCGACAACCTCGATGCCCATCTTGGGCAACCAGGCGCGTTGTGCCTCGACGACACGCCGGATGCCGCCCTCACCCTGGTCCTGACCCTCGAAGCGGGGCTCGATGTAGACCTTCAATCCCTCGTCCTTTCTCGCATGCTACACTCCCCGCGGAGGTGCGCCATGTCGGACGCCTATGGGGAACTGTTCGAGATCAACGAGGCCGGCACGACCATCAACATCCCCGTCGCGGGCAACTTCGTCAAGTGGACCACATCGGTCGCCGGACTGGGCGGCCCCTCCGACATCGTCGAGGTCGACGCGGCCAACGATCAACTCGTCATCGGTGCGGCTGGCGGCGGCCTCTACGAGGTCCATGCCGGGATGTCCGTGTCGGGCAGCGCCAACAGCCTCAAACAGGGGTCCGTGTTCATCAACGGGGTCCGCGATCAGAAGCTGGAGTTTAACCGCCAGATCGGGGGCGGCATGGACCAGGGCTTCGTCGGCATCAGCGGCCTGGTGCGGCTTGTAGCGACGGACACGGTCGACCTCCGCTTCACCGCCGACGGGAACGGCGACACCGTAGTGGTGCATCACATTGATCTCTACATTCATGCGCTCACACGGGACATCGCCTAATTCGCTGCCTGTGATCATCCGTCATCCCCCTTGCTGAACACCATGACGTTCTTTGGCAGCCATTTGCAGGGGCCGGTCGCCCACTTCCAGGCCACTGACATACGACTTGTCAGGTCCTGGTCGTACTGGAGACCACGTGCTGTCAGCTTCTCGCGCCAATAGGACTGCGGCTGCTCGTTGACATGATAGTCGCCACCCTGGCGTGGGCGGGCCGCGGTGAAGACCAGGTAGCCACCAGGGCGCACGTGCCGGGCGATGTTGTCGCATAGGGTGTCCGCGGACTCCTCGGGCAGGTGTTCGCCGACCTCCCAACACGTCACCAGCTCAAACTGGCGTCCGTGGTCGTAGTGGTCCCGCAGGTCCACCGCGAATAGGCGACGATCCAAGGTCGAGTACTCGGGCAGCCATAGTTCAAGCCCGATTGAAAACTGCTCGGGGTCCCAAGAGTCCTCCAGCCTGATCATCAACTTGACCAGGGCACCAGTGCCACAGCCGATGTCCATGAAGGTTTTGGGTTTGCCCAGGAGGGCCAGTACGGCGAACAGGGCGCGGCGGTTGTGGTCGTCGGTGTTGCTGAGCGAGTCAAACCACGCCTGGTTCTGATAGACCGTCGGGTCATATCCTGTTGTCGTCATCATCGTCCTCCAAGTAGACCACCTCCACCGGCGGCGCGCCCTTCGGCACGAGTACCAACACCCTGGGCATCGGCACTGCGGTATCCCTATCGAGCCAGCCCATCCGCAGTGCCTTGAACACGGCGTGTGCGCGGCCGTTGGCGTCCAGCTTCCTGTTGACCGACTCCATGTGGCCCGCGACGGTCGACACCGCGACGCCTAGCTTCAACGCGATCTCCTTGTTCCCGAGACCGCGGGCCGCCCACGATAGCATCTCCAACTCCCGCATCGTCGGCAGGAACTGGGCTCTGTAGCCCCGCGTGTATTTAGGCACAGGCCCACCTATGGCGGGAGCGCCAGCAGCATCCTGAACAACTCCAGTACATCCGCGAAGTCGAAGAATCCGTTGCCGTTGATGTCCTCGGTGATGCCATCGCCATCGAGGTCCCGTGAGTTGGAGACCGTCAGCAACCCCACCGCCGTTGATGTCAATATCGGACTGCCGTCCTGGTCGTCCATCCGCAACACGGTGATGTCAATCGGGGTGATTCCCTCATTCCGCCCCAGGAAGGTGATCGTCCCGATCACGACGTTCTCAGCACCCGGCTGGACCAAGTCCTTGAGATCGACCACGGCCATTGTGACGGATGTGGCAGTTGAGGTCGCGGCGGTCAAGCCGTAATCAGGCACCAGGAATTGGAAGGCCACGGCGATCTGTGGGTCAACTGTCGACACAGTGACCTGGAAGCCCGCCAGACCGTTGGGGAAGCTGTCGGCGATGATATCGGCCTGGAAGGTGCCGCTATGGGCAACCCTGCCGCCTGCGATCGAGATCAGCGTGGGAGGCGTCGTGGTGGCCACGGCGACGGCGTTTACAGATTGGACCGTCACCGCCTGCGCAGTCCCGCCTAGCGAGACCGCCAGGACCACCACTATCGCCATTACGATCGTCATCCGATGCTTCATCACGTACCCCCCAGCGCTGCCGCCTGATCTGCCGCGAACTTGTCCGCAACCTCTGCCCCGGTCATGTTGGTATTCTCCAGCCACCACTTATACGACTGGTGATCGCCGATGTGCTGGAAGGTCTGATCGTACGTCAGCCACGCTGGCCACAGGATGTCCGGTCCCTCTTTGGCGTTGAACCGGCCACAATACCATAACTCGGTCTGGCCCGGTCGGAGACCGACTTTGTAGTTGCCGTAGGCCTCGTAGAACCGGCGGTGGCGCAGGGCGGCGTTGCCGCTGAACACGTAGGTGTCTGCGCCCTTTTTGAGCCGCCACCATAGCTTACCCGCCCCGGCA